GCGGGCATAGTCCTCAAGTACCGCAAGGCCGGGAAGATTACCTCCACCTACATCGACAACCTACCCGTACAGGAGGACGGGCGGGTTCATGCAACGTGGAGGGTAGACGGCACCCTGACTGGCCGCTGGTCATGCCAGATGCCGAATATGACTAATCAACCCAAGTGGTTACGAGACATGTACGTGCCTGGGCCGGGGATGGCCTTCGTCAGCGGAGACTTGTCACAAGCTGAGGTATATGCCGTGGCCGCCCTTTCGGGGGACAAGTTGTTCTTGAAGTGGTTCGCCGAAGGGGAAGACGTTCACGCCCGGAATGCTTCTACGATGTTTGCCATACCCATTACGGCAGTGACCAAGGGTATGCGTAAGATGGCGAAGATATTCATCTATTGCCTAGTTTATGGCGGCACCGCCGAAACTTGCTGGGCTCAGATGCGGGCGGGCGGGTTCAATGTTCGTCTTGCTGATGTGCGGACAATGTTCAAGCGGTTCTTCCGGGACCACCCGGATATCGAGTCTTTCCAGAAGAAACTACTTGCAGACGCCCAAGAAAACTGCTATGTTGAAGAAGTACTTAGTGGAAGAAGGGAGTACTTCCCCGATGGAAGAATTGACCCGAGCGTCATCCTCAACTACCCCGAGCAGGCGGGGGTCGCGACTATCGTGAACAGGGCAATCCTGGCTTTGGATAGACTTGTCGACTGGAAGACTTGGGGTATCTGGTCAATGGTCCACGACGAAATTAACCTGGAGGTGCCGATGGAGGATAAGGTTGAAGCGGGTAGGATGCTGAAGAAGTGCCTAGAGCAGGAGGTGGATTTCGGTACGGGCCCCATTGTCATCCCCGCGGATATTGAATGGGGCATTGATTGGTACAACCTGAAAGGATTGGAGCTATGAAGTTTAGCGGAAACAGAGAACGGATTCTTTTCGGCTTGGTACTCGCAACTGCTTGTCTTCTCATGTGGAATCTGGGATGCTGCCGTCAGGAGGCCCCGCGGCCGCTTCTAGTCCCCCTTCCCCCCGTGGGAGACTGCAACATGGCCCCTTCCCCGGAGGGCTTCAAGCAGAAGTTCTGTGCCAGAGATTACGAGACCGGGGCGGCTCAATGTGTGTACTTCGGGCCCCTCGGGGACAAGGAGTGCTACGTGACCATGGCACGTAAGTCGTGTGAGGGCGAGTGGGGTATGGAGGGGCTTGTTTGTAGAGACATCAAACCGGGGGTGGCACTATGAGCTGCTGCGATGATTGCAAGTACGGCTGGTCTTATGAACCGCCCCCGGATGGCTCCCCGGCCTGGACTGGGTGCAAGGACTGCTTGGATGGTAGCCATATGGTCCCGATGGAGGAAGAAGAAGAAGAATCCGGGGAGGAGCATAAACCCCTGGTCGACCCCCGGCTCGTCCTCAGTTCCTTCACATGTGGGCCTAGACAGGTGTCCTTTTCGTACGAGAAGTACATAGACTCCGCGGGGCTGATGAACACCATCTCACTGGAGTGCCAAATAAATCTCGACTTGAAAGACAAGGACGATGCCCGTCAGCACACCGAGTTGCACGAAGCGGTGCACGCCATGGATGCGGTGTATGGGCTGGACTTTAATGAGAAGCAAACAGATGCACTGGCCTCCGCCCTTCTACAGTTCCTGCGTACGGTGGTCTACAAGTAAAGGAGGAATCCATGACCATTATCTCACGGCCAAGTACAAAGGAGTATGGCATGAATTGGTCTTCTGTGTTCGGGAAGCGGAAGCCAGACCCGGACGAACCGGTCCGTGTTAGCGTCACAAAGGAGTGGGTCACTGAGATGGATTGCTATTTGTGGGTCGCCCGCAACACCAAGTATGTGGATATGATGGTCTGCTCCCCGGACCCCACGGGGTCCTACCAGGAAATGGAACTTATGCTAGCTCAAATGGAGGAGGAAAAATGAAGGAAGCACCAAGAGAGAAGCACGAAGACCTCATGTACGGTATAGAGTACAAGCTTGAACGTGGCCGCAAGTGGCTGGTTTGGGGCGAGTACTATACGGACAAGGATGAGGCCATTGACCAGGCCACCGAATGGCTTAACCCCAAGAAGCTCCGCGTCTCGGTCTACAAGCGGACGGGTGTGCTAGAATGAAGTCCATAGCTGTGTTTAGTGATGTCCACCTGCCGTACCACGATAGTGACGCGGTGGAGCTGCTGGTCGAGGTTCTTGCCGACCAGAAGCCCGACATCGTGGTGGCAAACGGTGACATCTTCGACTTCTACTCCGTCAGCTCCCATAGGAAGGACCCTCGGCGGCCCCTCTTGCTGGAAGATGAACTTATGGAGGCCATGACAATATGGGCGGCTATCGATGATGCCTGCGGGGACGCGGAGAAGCACTTCCTTATGGGCAATCATGAAGACCGCCTCTCCCGGTACTTGCAGGACAGGGCCCCCGCCCTGATGGGTCTCGGGGGGCTATCGGCGGAGGAGTTGTTTAGCCTTGATGATGCGGGCTGGAACGTGGTCCCGTACAAGGACTACCTGGACATAGGAAGGATTACGTACACACATGACTTGTCGAACACTGGGCCTCATTGTGCTGAGTACGCCTTGCGTGATGCTGGCCACTCTATTGTTATTGGCCATGCGCATCGCATCAGGTCGGCGGTATCCGGGGACATTAACGCGACCCCCCGGGTAGCACACTGCTTCGGCTGGCTGGGCAACGCCTGGAAGGCCGACTACATGCACACCCTGAAAGCTCGCCGGGACTGGGCTTTAGGATTCGGTTTCGGCTGGATGGATGATGAGGGAAGCACCTGGTTTCAGGCGGTCCCAATCATCGGCCGTAAGTGCATCGTGGGCGGTAAAGAATATTCTATCTGATTCTATCTAAAGGTGGGTAATGGCCGGACTTTACATCCGGTCCTCTCCACTTCTACCTTACATTCCAAGCTTCAATGCGCGTAAAGCCCTGAGGGCATCCTCCACTTTACGTCTCCCCTGGCCCTGCTCTTCCCTATTGGTGGGGACATTGAACCCTTCTTCGCCCCAGGGTTGCTCCCCGGAGAAGTCATAGAGGTCCTTTGGGGACATGGTTCCCTCAATGGGCATGGATTCATAGCTAGGGGTCTGCGCGAACGGGATTGCCCGAGGGTCTAATCCCCCGCCTCTTGCTAGGTGTTCTTGAAGTGCGGTATTACCAGAGTCTCCCAGCTCACTAGAGTCTAGCATGATGCCCGCAGCGGTCGCCGGGCCCCCCCCGAGAAACCCAAGAGCCCTGCCCGCCATGCGACCGGGGAGGCTGTTGGCCCCCGCCCTTAGAGCCTGCGCGGCCAGCCTTGAACCGGGAATCTTGCTGACCAGGTTTCCGAGGCCTTCCGCCCCGCGGCCTATAGCCTGCTCCGCCCGAACACCTAGGCTAGGATTGCCCACCGGCTCCACGCCCACTCGGGGTAGGCGGGGCCTGTTCATCCCCTGTGCCGGTTCGTCCCAGGGCGAGCCCATAGACTTCGCAGGGGCCTCCCCTTTGACCGGGTTGGAATCCTGCCAGGCAAGGTCATCCCAGGCTCCAAGCTCTTCTGGTCCATATATGGCCCGCGCTTCCGTTTGCAGGTCGTCGAGGGTGCCCCGCGTCATTCCCCATCCGGGGGCCATGTCCCAACGAGGGTTAGTAGGCGGAGGGGGGTTGGCCTTTAGGGCCCTAAGCATTTCATCCAGGTCCACACCCTGGACCATGCTAGGAGGGGCCGCTGCGGAGATTCCTGTACCTGTAGCCGTCACTGTCCTAGTTGTTGGGGGCCCGTTCTTCTTTGCCATTAAACTACCCACCCTTTCTCTCTAAATAGGTCGTCGGCCTGAGCGGGATGCCAAGGCACGTAATTCTCTTCTGCCAGCTTTCGTACCCCATCCAAGTTTATGTGCTTGCCGGGGCACTCCTTAGTGGGGTCGCTTGAAGTCCCCTCGACCTCAGTATGGCCCACAATTTTGGCCTTCTTGCCCAGCCAGCTTGTAAGGTCCTGAAGCACCTTGCCTAGGGCCATAGCCTGCTTCGGGGTCGGGGGGTACTGGCGGAGGTCACCGCAGAGAGCTACCTGAATGCCGGTCTTATTCAAGACCCCCGCGCCAGGGGCGACTCGGCTAAACGGCACTAACTGCTCAATCGTACCATCCTTCCTGATATATATATGGTACGGGACCTTGCGGCCAGTACCCCCCTCATCATGTGTCTTGAACCACTCGGCAGTGGCCTCGCCCGTCTCCGCCAGGTGGGAGCGGTGCAGAACGATGTGCGTCAGCCTAGAAACATCCCGCTTGGCCTCTCGCTCGCTGACTCTAGTCAAATCATTCATACTAAGCTCCGAGTACGATTGAGAGAACCACAACAATCGTTGTTGTTGCAGCCGTGCATCCCGCAATTCCAATAACCTCAAGCAGCGAGAATCCTTTTGATTCGACATTGGCTAACTCCTTTTCATGAAGCGCCCTAAGAGTGGCCTCTCGCTTCTTCATATCCCTACTCGCCCGTGCATCGTCCAGCTCCTTCTGGCTGAGAAGAAGGACCTTACATGCATCAGGACATGCAAGCCCCTGCTCCCGCTCGCGGTCTAATGCCTCCGCCAGTTCCGTGGGAAGGAACACTCCCCCTTCCACGTCCTGAGGAGGCGGGAGACCCCCCGGGAGGGTGTCAATCACCGGGGGGTCCAGGACCTCATCGCTTGGAGAGGTCACGCTTGATGTGCTCAGTAAAAGAGCCAGAATCAGCGATGTCATCTGCCTGCTTCTTTCTTTGTGCCCGGACAACTCTCATGTGGTCGTGGATTCTCCGCAGGTCGTCCTTGTATTCCAGCTCCGCCAGCTTTGCTGCCTGCCACGCCCGCTCGTCAATCGCCTCCAACTTCTTCTCGGTTCTATTCCTTTTAAGAAGGAACATCCCTAGAATTACCGCGAGAATCGTTGACGCTAGTGCACCCAGATAAGTCAACACCGTCTTTATTCTTGCTAACATTTTTGTCCCTCCATGCTGCTGGAAACAAAATAGCAGAAAGGGAGGCCGGTGTCCAGACCATTGCGAAGTTGGCAAACGATTCTCCACTAAGCCGGTCTACCCAGACCAGGGCGTAGACGGCGACGAATACAACTCCGCAAATGATTGAGGACATCTTCTGCTTATTGCCTAATTCTAGTTTCATTTGAACAGTACCCAGAGTGCGGCCCCCACGGCGGGGAGTAACCCCCCGAGGAAGCCGGTTAAACCTGCTTTGACTTTCAAGGCGGCAACTTCCTTACCTACCAAGCGAACTTCATGCTGCAAGATTCGCAGCTCCTCGACAATCATCTTTTCAACTTCAGAAGCCATGGCATTATCCATTCACGCTACGGCTAAGCTCTTGCCAGTAGGTGCCATTAAACACCAGTTGCATCGTGGTGCCTAGAGCACCCGTGAATGCCGCGGAGAGGCACACTTGATTAGCCCCTACCGCCCCAACGGCGGTATCCGTAATGGTCACCAGGGCGTCCTTAAAGATGAGGGTGGCGATGAGGCCACCTACGCCGCCCGTGATAGTGGCCACCGTATTTCCGCCCCCGTTACCGGTAATTTCCATGACGTTGCTGGTGAGTGCAATGGCCGTGGCACCGGCCCCTAATGTTTGTGCCCCCATTACCGTGGCGACTCGAAGACCCGCCGCACTCTCGTCCGCCATCAGCAGTACGCCGTCCGTTGTCGTATCCAGCTTGAGGCCCTGAGTGCCCGCGGCGTTGGTCAGCAGCAACACACCATCGGCACTGGACTTCAGTAGGTCGCGGCCTGCCCAGCCGACGCCAATCGCCGCACCGAACAAAGAGTTGGTCGTGCTCGCGTCCAACGTAAGCATGGTCGTGCCAGCGCCTGGTGCGCCGTTGACACTCATGATGATGTCGCCTGCGTCCGCGATGCCCGCGCCCGCCGCGCCGGTGTAGATTTCGACGTTGCCCGTGTTGCCATCTGTGGTCGTGGCTCCAGTGAGGAGGTAGAGCTTTCCGCTGCTGTAGTTGCCTACATTGCTTTGATTCCCGGTCGAGATCGTCATTGATGCAGATTCAGACGTACCAGTGACCGATGGAGTCCTGACAATCCCACCGCCACCGCCGAGGGTTGCAATAGAGCCTATCACGTTGCTGCTCCCACCAGAGCCCCAATAGAAACTTCCAGCACTAACAGCGAGTGCCCCCCCAGCCTCATCCGTTAGAAACAACACGCCATCGCTTACCGTGTCGAACTTCATGCCTTGGGTCATACCCGCATTGCCGAGGTAGAAGATAGGGCTTGTCAATGCGGCCGTATTCGACCCATATCTATAGAGCCCCAAATCCGTATCACTTGCAAACGCCAATGCAGGGGCAGCCGCCGTCCCATTCGGGAGAAGAAGAGGAATGGCGGAAGTACCGCCCGGACCCATGGGTTGAATATCAGCACCTGGATGCCAAGGTTTCATTACACAACCCCCTTCTTCACGCCGATGGTGATGGTATCGCCGGCGCCAGCATTAGCCGCGGGATTAGTGAACGTGAGCTTCACCGCGTTGCTGTTCACATCAATGTGCCAAACCCAGTGGTCCGCCGCGGCCACCGTCTTGGTAAGCGTGAAGTCATAGGAGGTGTAGGCCCCCGACCCCGCCGACTCGATAGCCTGCATGGCCCGCCAGGTGGGAGTCCCACTTACATCCTGAGAAGTCTCGACCACCATCCTGACATTAGTCGCGGAGGCCCAGGCCGTGTCCACCTCAATTTCCAGGTGGTTGAAGCCCTCAGTACTCAGGATGCACGAGGGGCTGGTGCTGATTGCCACCCCATTAATCATGAGGACCGGGGGAACATGAATCTGATAAACCGTCTGTTTTGCTGCCATTAGCCTACTCCTTCAGTTTGTCTAGGGTCTCCCCTAAATCATACGTTGCGTCCCGCTTCACGCGAGCCGTCTCTTCAATGGGCTTCTGCAAGTACACAGGAGCCCCCATCATCATTCTCATAGCCGCATATCTCCACCACATGGAGTCCGCGGCGTCCGGGTGCCCGTTATCTCTGAGCCAGTTATTCATGAGGAGGAACTGTCTAGAAGGGCGGTCGATGAAGTCCCCCGCTTGGTTCTTGGCCCATCCTTCTATACCTTCAAGTTTCTCCCCGGTCCTAACGTCCCGTCCCATAAAGAATTCTAGCACGGATGTAAGGGCGGGTCCGGTCATCTCGGACCCTTCGGTTCCCTGAGCCTCTACGTTCCCGGGCCAGTATGAGGCTATCCCCTTCAGGGTGCTAAGGCCCATACTAACTGGGTCATCAACATTCAGCACTGCAAAGTGGTGATTATCCTTCATCTTAGGCTGGATGAAGTCGGGGGCCATGACTGAGTTTTCGCGGAGCCAAGCCGCTCGCCCTTGCCAGCCGTACTTGTCCTTGCCTTCTTCTCCCAGTGAGGCGCGGTATACATTCCGGGCCTTGATAAATGCTGCCAACCGCTGGGGGTTCTCGGCCATCTGCTGAACGAAGTGGGGGCCGATAAACCGGGACCAGGCGTAGAAGCCGAAGGCGTCCTTCATGAAGCTCTTTTCGAGCTGGGACAACCGGTTGTAATTGCCCGAGTACTTGGAACTTAGGTCCAAGGCGCGGGCTATGCCCTTCTCGCTCAGGTCATCCAGGAACCCCAGGAAGGTGACCATGTGTTGATAATTCTCAGTCGCCCGTGACCAGAACATGGGGGAAGCATACTTCAGCCCCGGCACATCTCCGAAGGCTAGGCCCTTCTCAAGCAACTTCGGGGAGTTGCGGTAGGCCCCTCCGACTAATTCACTCAGCTTCTGCTTCGCGGGCTTAGACCCCGTGAAGACGCCCTTGATGATGTTCTTAGCCGCACCTGGGTCCCTAGAACCCATCCTGACTACATCAGTAAGGTTTAGACGCTTCTCCATCTGTCCTGAAAGGCCCACACTTTCAAAGGCTTTCCACACATCATATGCACTAGCCTTCTGGCCAGAGCGGAGAGTTAGGTCTATCTTCTTGAGGCCTTCAAGGGCCTCCGGGCTTCCCGCCGCTGCCCCCAGAATTCCGAGCCGCAGGGACTGGGCGTGAAGGATAGGGTCCATCCCCTTGGCCCCCATTCCTAGTATAGCGAGGCCTACCCCGCTTATGGCATTCCGTACGAAGAAGGTGGGACCCCCAACTATAGTCTTGAGAAGAGACCAGTTTTTCCGGGCGGGGCGGTAAAACTTGTTGCTGAAGTCGTCGTAGATACGCAGCATATTCTCCGCATCGGACTTGGACCGGCCAATCAATTTGGCCAGGTGGTCCATGTGCTCCTTGACCGGGGCCGGGAGGAGAATCATGTCGTCTGCAAGCTTGTCCCCCGGGAAGCGGGTGGCCTGCTTGAACATGCCTTCAAGGGTATTCGCCCCGCCCTCCTTGAGGAACCCCCCAGCTAGGGTACCCGTGCGAAGCGGAACGAAGTCCACTCCATGAATGGTCCTTAGCTCACTTGTCACCTTGTCGATGTACCTGGCCTGCTGCGCCGCGTCAAGCTCACTTATCTTCGGCATCAAGTCCCCGGCCACTTTTCGGTCGGGAATTATCTCCTCAACCCACTCCTTCGGCACCCGTTCGGACGTGAGGTCGATAGTCTTGATTTTCCCCCCCTGCTTAAGGAGCCGGTCCATGTGCTGAAGCTCATCACCCACCGAGGCCTTCTTCGAGATGTTTCGGAACTCGGCGCGGTACTGCTTCGCCACGTCGTCTAGGTACATCCCTTCGGGGGAGCCCGTCCGTTCCTTGGCCGCATCGGCCGTAAGCTCAGCTTCTTGCTTGGCATGTTGGTTTCTGTATACGCGCTGCTCCTCTGCAAGGTAATCCGGGGACTTAACCCTGCGCGGGAAGTCATAGTTCGGGTCTTCTTCGAATCCCTTCAGGGTACCCTCGCTGTCGTAGGCGGAGCCAACTCCCGTCTCCTTGAGCATCCGGGTCTTCTCGGGCTCTATCTTAGTAGTGACGGACTCGTAGGCGTCCCCTATCTTATCCCCAAATTCTGCCCGAATGGCCGCTGGGTCTGGCCGCTCGCCCTTGAGAAGCCCGGCCAGGGTCTTACTCTCGGGCAACGTGAGGGCGTCCACCGGGGCGAGGTTCTTCTCTAGGTCAGCAAGGATGGTCGATTCGGTTTGGCCCGCTATCTCATGGCGTGCCCGCATCATGCTGGCCAGGTCTTCGTGCCCGGACTTCTTTAGGTCCTCAAACCAGGGCAGGTACTTGACGCCCTTCCTAAAGCCGCCGCGAAGTGCCTCGCCCACTATCGGGGTACGGGTCAGGGCCCCGAGGCCCGCCCCTATGACTGCACTCGTATCCCCACCGATGGCCCCGATTAAGGCCCCTGTGCCGGTGGACTGGACACCCTTGATAATGGCCGCGGCTTTACTACCCGTGGCTACGCCCTTCGGAAGCTTGCCCAAAATCTTGGGGAGCCACCCCGCGGGGAGGAAGTTGAGGGGGTCATCCGTCATAGAATTCAGGGCCCCCGCCAGCTCCGGGTTCTCAAGGCCCCACTTCTGAGTGTCGTTCCTCAGCTTCTCTTGGACTAAAGCGGATGCCCTCTCCTTTATACCCTGTATCGTCGGGTTCACTACCACAAGCTCTTCCCCGAACTCATCAGATGACTCTTCATACTCTGGCGTAAGTGTACCCGGGGCGGGGGCGATAGCCCCGCTTGCCATCTCCTTCTCGGCCTGTGCCCACGCCTCCTGACGGTATCTCCGGCCAATCTCCTTCAGGCGGTCTGTCACGGGGTCGTCAACGAAAGTTCCATTAAAGGCGTCTGAGAGGCCCTGTCTCAGGGACTCGTAGGCTATGCCCGTCGCGGCCAGGGGATTACTCACCACTTCTCGGGCTAGGGCATTCGCGGGGACACCAGCCACTTGACCCCCACCGATAGTCGAAGCCATCTCAGCTTTTCCGGGGACTAATCCTAGAGGGTCTACCGCCACGGTAGCCGCCGCCGCTAAAAGGTCCTTGAAGCTGGCACGACCCCTGAGGGTATCCACCCCGAGGGCTATCTTGTCGATTGGGTTAGAAGCGAAGGCTCGGGGGTCTATACCACCAAGGACTGACTCCTCCTGGGGGGCATCGCCGACTATCTCCTCTGCCGCCCGACCAGCCCCGGCTTTCATTCCAGCTAAGCCGCGGAAGGGGCCCATAAGGGCACCCATAACCCGGTACCCCATGCCGGGGCCTGCCTCAGAGGGCTTCCCTCCCATCTCTGGAGGCATCACGAGTGCACCCTTCTCTATGGCTTTCTGCAACTCGGCAGGGCCGCCAGCCTCCAACTCAGCGGCCATGGACTCCGCGGCCGCCCGCCTCTCCTCAATGCTGGCCCTGGGCATGGCCACCGCCACGCGCTCCCAGGCCAGAGTCCTGAGGTTCTTGGGGTCGCTAAAGAATGCCTCGTAATCCTTAATGGTATCCTGGCTTTGAGCGATACTCTCATAGGCTTTACCCTCCTTGACGGCGGCCTTCTCGGGGCCCACCGTAAGAAGGTCCTCTATTTTGGAGGCTAGTCTTGCCATTGATTATTGCCCCCGGATAAAGGCGTCTCGTGCCGCGTCCTCATCAGTAGCGTCCCCGCCGCCCTCTTCATCGGTAGAAAGCGGTGGGTTAACTGCCCCGGGAATCACAACTCCGGGGAACTGCTCAGAAAGGGCTTGTAAAGCATCCCGCGCTGCCTTGAGTGCTGCCTTGGCATCTTTCGACGCGTTACCTCTAATCTCGGGGCTGTACTTCCCAAGCCCCGAAGCAGTTCTATTCTTGATTTCTCCGAGCTTCGCCCTGAGCTGCCTGTCAATGACATCAGCATTGTCTTTAGCAATCCTTCGGGCCTCCGAGTCCTCCTGCGTAGAGAAGCGCATACTCATCAGGCTCGGTTGTGTTTTATGCCAGCGGACCTCCTCATCAAGCCGGGCCCGGTCCAAATCCAGCTTGATGCCACCGAGAAGCTGATCGAATGTTTGGGCTTCCCCCCTAAGTCCAAGCTCTTGCCCCTGCAAACCGAGCTGGCCGGAGCGATATTCCTCCATGCCCCGGTTCTGAGCCTTCTCCTCTTCAAGCTTCATGATGGCCATCTCGCGGGACATAGCCGCTTCCTGCCGCTTCTCGGCAAGGCTCTTCTCCTGCATCTCTCCCTGCTGCCGCATCACGTCCTGGCGGTACTCATTCTGGCCGATGTCCCTAACCGCTTGCCCCATAGTGGCCTGGCCCCTGTCTAGGTACATCCCATTCTTCGCGGCCATCTCGGCCTGGAACTGGGCTTCTTGGGCAGCCTTCGCATCCAGGGCCTGCTGGTTGCGAAGCTTCATAGCAAGCAAGGTAGACCCTAATTGTGCAAGAGGTAGCGGCATCGTGGAACTCCTTACGGACTAAAGGGAGGGTAATACGGGCCCTGAGAAGGAAGCATCCAAGGGCTCTGGTAAAGGCCATTAGCAGCCCCGGGACTTGGAAGTGGAATCTTAGCGGAGCTGGGATTGGCAATGTTCCCGCCGTACATATTCAAGTTCCCCAGGCGATTTGGGTCTACCTGACCTGTGGGGCGGCTGTCTTGAAGCTGCTTCATGGCGAGGTAGCTAAGCATCGGGGACATACCCTCCTGAAGAGCCCCAGCCCCCTGAGCCGCATACTGGCCCTGAGACCCCGGCGCGGCAAGTCCCGCAACGCCACGGCCTAGGCCCCCGCCGAGGCTAGAGCCCAGCATCGCCCCGGTAACCGGATTCAGTAGTCCCCCAGTAAACGGAGCTGCCAAAGCGCCTCCCACGCCCCCGAGAATTGTCCCCCCGATGGAGCCGATGTTGCTCCACATCCCTGCTTTCTTATTTTCCGCCGCGGCCTCGTCTGCACGGGCCTGCTCCTCTAGCCTGCGCTTCTCCGCCTCATCTTCAGCGTCTCGAATCATCCTCATCTGAATGTCGTTGTCCCTAGCGGTCTTCAACCCACTAGCGGCCCCCACACCAAATCCACTACCCATTGCCATGATTATGTCTCCTTACTTTCTACTTCTATTCGAGCCTGGTCCACCTGGGTTATTATTCGGATTGCTAGTACTAGGAGTCCAGCTAGGTGTTGAAGAAGGGGCCTGACCCCAGGTGAACTTCTCCCCTTGAAGTTTACCTAGAATCTGCTCTCTATACAGGGCCCACTCCTCCTCGGAGTAACCCTTCTTGAGCCTGTAAGCCTCTTCCGCGGCCTTGTCCCCACCCGCGGCAAGCTTCCCTAGTGCATCCTCGTCCATGCTGCCGTATGCTTCACCAGAGGCCCGCTCTAGTTCCCTATTGTATCGATCCTCTTCCGTACGCTGGCCGAGTTGCTGATTCATGAGATTAGTCTTCTCGGAATTCCACTGGGTCTCAGCCTGATTCATCATGTTGTTCTGATTGATTTGACCCATAGCCGACACGGCCAACGAGGCGGGGCCACTCAGGCCCATTCGCCCACCGCGGGCCTGCATTTGGCGCTGCATCATGGCCCCCTGAACATTGGCATCTTCCTGCCTTCCGGCTAGAGACGCCTCATGCTGAGCCATAATCTCTTTTCGAGCGGCTTCGGCAGCACTGTTATCGACCCCGCCCTCGAATTGATACTTGTTTCTCTCCTTCTCTGCCTCCCTATCTTTAAGGGCCTGTGCCGCTAGCCCCGCCATGGTCACCCCTCTGTTCGCCCCGAGCCCCCCAACGGTGTCACTTCCGTCGTAAGGTTTGGCGGGGCCCGCCGATAGCCCACCCTGTGGAGCGGCAATACCCCCACGGGCCATGGACTTCCTGGGGCCTAGACCCCCAGCAAGAGGTACACTGGTGCCGGAACTCCCAGAGCCCGACCCATAACCACTGCTTCCGCCCCTTCCACCGTTCCGGTCATCTTCCCTTCTTGCCATCTTGTATCTCCTTAGGTGCGGAGGCCCGCATTACGTTTGAGTTTAATGGAGACCGTAAGCTCCTGGTCCGCCGCGTCAAAGTCTCCGACCGTATCAATTCTCAAAGCAAACACCTCGTGCCTCGTGGTGCTCGTGGTCACGCTAGCCGCTGGGGCTGCAATAACTCCAATCGAACCCTGCTGTGCTGTGAGTGTGCCGGTCGACTGGGCGTTCTTCACTGCCGTGGTCGTGGTCCAAACTGTGTCGCTTCCGAAGTACCCCCAGTCAATATCGAACGCCGGGGCGGCAGCAATGTTATTAGCCCCGCAGAAGAAGCACCAATCAATCTCAACGATGTCGTATTGGGTGGCGGTTACATCGGCCGGGAGCCCCGCCACTGCCACAATCTTGGTGGTACTGGCGTTTCGAGCGGTCCAGGCAACCCCCTCCACTTTCATGTTCAGCACTATTTCGTAATGCTTTGCGGAAAGCTTGGCGGTATCAATCGCGGCGGAGGCCGAGATGTCTGCATTCGTAATGTTACCATTGAACTTCGCTGCAAGTATAGTCTTATCGTTATTCAGGTTTGTCGTATTAAGGGCATCCCCATCCGACCAAGTTTTAAGCCCAGTTATTGCCATTAGTAAATCCTTGCGGCATCAGCCGAATAATAGGTTACCCAAGGGGTGTAAACATTAGTGCTTTCCACCTTCGTCAAGTGTGCCACCGGCATCCGTTCTAGCAGCCCACCCGTCGCAGCTTCCAATCTCCAGACTTGAAAGGGCATCTCTATACAGGGACTACCGGAAAGCCGGGGAACGGCATTGGAAACCCACGCCCCGACGAAGAGGGGTCGACCAGCCGGAATGGAAGCTGTTCCTCCTAGGTCTATAGTCTGCCTTGTCGCCAGGTTAGCATTTAGGATAATTTTTGTGCCTCGAACCTGGACGAAAGTAGGGAGCGGAACAAGCTCCATGGTATAAAGAGCGATCTGGGCCGTATGGCCCGCGGCCAGGGCGTTCATCCTAGTAGTTGCCTTCGTCGCCCGCAAGTCCCGCATCAGCTCCGGCACCGCCGAGAGATAGATGTTGTACGTGGGCATAGAGGCGCACCCATGTGTAGAGGGGGCCGTGGAGTATGACCACCCCCGGGACTGGGTTTGAGCGGCTTCTTCCCCCCGCTGGCGGAAGTTCTCGTTCTGAACGTTCCCCGCGGAGGTCAGTTCACCCCGCCCACCGGGAAGCGTTACCTTCTTACCTGATGCCATGGCTCGTTACCCCAACCTTGATGTGCCTGAGAGCCATCTTGTGCCCCCGCTCATCGTTCGTAACCCGTACGGTGGCCCAGTCCCCGGTCTTGCGGAAATCGAGCTTCACCTTGTCGCGGCGCGACATGTAGGTGACCTCCGGGTCCGAGTCGTCCACCAGGGTGGTAGCCCCAACCTTAACCTCAAGGCTAGAGCGCCAATCTACGATACCGGTCACCGCATTCCTGTCAGCATCGTCCGCCACCATTTTGATATCCATCGAAGCAAGCTCCGAACCCTCGCCATAAATCCGCACTTGGCGAAAGGATTTGGTGGACTCGTCCTCCGGGGCGAGTCGGTGGGTTTGAACATATGAAGTAATCGCAGCACCATTATCTAGGTCACCTTCTCCCAGGCGGTAAATACGGCCGTAGCGGTCCCCAAAGTAAAGCTCCTCATTATCGAACTCGTCCTCGTCCCGCATCCAGCATTGAGCTTCGATGTTGTCCCAAACCCACCAAGCCCCCACGGAGTAGTCATAAACCAGGACCAGGTTGTTCACTTCACTGCCGTCCACAGCAACGGCCAAGATGTAGCAATTCTTTGTGCTCCAGTTTTCCGCACAGGAGAATTTCCGGCGGCCCGCGTCGATGCTGCTTATCAGGTCATCAATGGCCCCGCTCAGCTTCTCGGGCTTGCTCACTCCGTCAAAGGCGTACACCCCGTCCTCGGCTAGGAAGATGGTAACGCCGTTCACGTTCACTATGCTGGAATTGCTCACACAGCCAATATTCCCGGGGACCTTCACTGCGGTGTAAGTATTCAGGCCCGTAAGCCCGTCTTCTCCCACGTGGACTATTCTCCAGATGGAATCTTGCTTGAACACTGCAAGATGCTCTCCGAAAGCTCGCAGCCCTGTAATCGGTGACGGGTCATCCTCCATTACGGTCAGGCCACTAACGGCGGGCCAGATGCGGAAGGCATCCTCGGGGGCGGACCAGTACAGCAAGTACGGATTGTCCTGGATATTGGCGGCCCAGAGCTGCCCATCAAAGTACTCAAGGTACTTGGCCTTGGGGACCGCCCCTAGAGTCGCAATATAGTCGGGGTGGTAGGGCATCTTCTGCCCGGCCATCGTACCAACGAGGTCAATTGCTGTCTCAGCCTGTGCTAGTGCAACCGTGCCCCCCTCGGGGTCGAACTCCACCACGTCATATCCGTAGGCCCCGAACGCCCTGCCATACTCGGGAATGGTAATGAAGCTGGCAGGCTCATCACCCGAGGTCTTTGGCAACAGAATGTAGTTACCTCCGGTTGGTACACCTATATACTGTACAACCCTGAACTCGGTACCAGTTACAGAAGCCCCAGTTCCGGGGTAGTCCCCAACCCGTAAATACCATCTACCGCCCGGAAATCTGGCTCCGTACATCCCCTTAAGACCAGTAGCCCCCTCCACAGTATAGATGAAGGGCCCCGCCCCAGGTGTAAAGTTCACGGTCACGGATGCATCAAGGGTGGTATCCCCATTGTTAATCAACCGAAATCTAAGCCAGTATCGGACGACAGCAGTGGCCTCTACAGTAGAGGCGGCCCAGTTCGTCGGGACACTAGTTCCTACCAGACTATAGAAGTTACCCAAGTGTTTGTCCGTCAACCCAGTACTAGTACTAGCCGTCTCATTCCCCGCAAATTGCCACTCGGCCCCGTTCCAATACTCTATGGCCGACACCACCGCATTACTATTTGTGGTACCAGCTCCTATCATTATGAGGGTCGCGTTATCTGGAACCGAGCTGAAACCAAGGTACCAGTACGTCCCGACGGCGGCACTGCTTAATGTCATGGCACCGGCGGCAGCAGGGTGCGTTATTGCTAATGCCCCAGTAACACCGGAGGCTATTCCCCAAGTCCCGGTGGCATCGTCCCCCAACCAAGGAGCAATGATATTGAACGTGTCCGCCGTAATATCGGAAGCAGTGAATTCCCCCAGATAGTTCGGGGCCTCAGTAATGTGAACAGGAGCCGCACCTACGTTATGCGCAGCAGAGGTTACTGTGACCTTCCCCCCACCGGCATCGGCAAAGGCTGTTATCGCCCCGGAGGTCTTATTCTGTGTGTCTACGTACCCACCACCAATGTAGGCGTACCCCGGTCTCTGTGAGCAGAACCCGTTATCGAGCCACATGTTACGCGAATCAGCCACTTGGTTAGGCTCCGCCTCCTCTTCGTTAAGATTAACGCCACCTGAGAAGTCAGTTTGTCCTAACCAAGTGTACTGGTCTCGTGCCATGTTATCCCACTAGCTCCTCGGCAAGGGCCTCGTTATCATCCCCGGGGCGTCCTGCCACACCAAGCATGAATTGCTCAAACTCTTCGCGGGTAGGGAGCTTCACCTTGGGGTCCACCACGTAGTAGTACAGGCGCTTCCGCATCTCGCGAGCGGCGTCAAGTACCTTGAAGTCTTCCGCTTCCTTAGTAGCATGGCCCCGTTTCGCGGTGGCCCTGACCTTAGCCTCTGTCGGGGGGAGTGAGGCATTCGTGTCGATATAACTCAGGTAGGCGATCAATTCATCTAGGCTCCACGAAGGACCCGGCTCAAAGTCCGACTTGCGGCTGATGATGGCCTTGCGGTACACCTCGGAAGAGCCATGGGAGCCCACGGGGCGGGAGCGGTTTACGAACCATCGAGCGGAGGCCACATCCATCTCCACCCGGCGGTAGGGCATAATCACGTAGCTCTTGTTGGCTTCTCGCCCGGAGTACAACCCGCCGGGGCCTTGGTATTCAAACCAGGAACCGAGGGCTTTCTCTTGCAGCGGCATGGCCTTCGCGACGGGGTTGTCGTCCTCGTACGTGGTCCACCGCTTATCGACAAATTCGCGCTTCTTGATTTTCGCGGGGTACCGGGGGTCTCCCGTAACGTTCGCTACCCAGAGGGTCTTTGGCTTCAAGACCTCCGCCTCTTGGGGCAGAAGCCCGGCGTCGTCCGAGATTGTAACCGTCCCGGGGTACTTCACCATGAGGGCCTTCGCGGCCTTACGTGAGTACAAGCCTTCTTCGAAGCCGCCGAGAATCACGCGCTTTCCATCAACCATCTGCATCGCGGAGTCTTTGGACCCGTTGTACAGTCTAATAAGTTCCTCTTCCATTTTTCTCTCCTAGATTGTTAGTACTCTAAGTCGTACGGGGCGGGCTGTTGTGGAACCTCGAATGGTCTGTTGGTCCCCAAGTATTTCCACATGTCCATCCTCAAATACTCTAACTCGTTTAGCCAGCTCTTAGGCGGATTTATATCCCCTATTGTACTAAGAATTACGGCCGCTGACCAGGCCAAAACGTCACGAAAATCATACGGAATCATGTCCGGTTCATCATCATCATCCAGGCCCCAGACTGCCCGGGGCCAGTATACAAACTGCAAGGTCTTGGCCGACGAGGGCCCGTTCTCTCCCCACTGCAATTGACCCTTGTCCAGCCAGAAGGGGTTCCCTGCATCCTGGTCGTGGGAGAGCAGAAGCTCTACCCCGGGATTGGAACTCGTGATGTCCCGAATTGAGATAATCCCCTGCTGAGAGATTGACCCCGGAAGGGCCAGGGTGGCTTGGTCCGCAGGCCAGGCCAGGGTCGTGACGACGCGGGTCCAATTCCACCCCGCCTCTAGGCGCAGTGCGTTAAGCTCCTTGCGGTACGCCATGTCCAAGGCCTGATTGACCCGAATGGTACTATACGCCTGATTGGTCTGACCATCATTGTTATTCAGGATGAAGGTGGTCAGGTCCCTGATTTCGGAGCGGGTGGTATTTCCGGCCATGGACTAATCCTTAGGTGAAGGGGATGTCGTAGTAGTGTTCAAGCTGGTGTCGCCTCTGCTGCCCCTTCGCTAGGGAGCGCTCAAGCTCCTTCTTGCTGTCCTTCCAAGGGATGGTATTGATCGAGGTCTCGCTGGCCTTGTTCCCCTCGTGCCAGAGATAATCGGTCATCTCCCCAGCAAGGTCATCGAACTTGGAAACCATGTCACGGCCCATCTTGCGGCGGTGCTCCACGACCCGTTTGTTCTTCTCCCAATCAATCCAGCTCTCTAGCTGTGAAATCACGGCTCCCGAAAGTACTTCCTCTTTCGAGATGCCGAAGTCCCCAAGCCTCGCTACGAGAATGGGCATCCTGAAAAGCGGGTCCCAGTCCCGGGTAGAGCCCCCATTCCGGTTGTAAATGGGACCGGCCCCGCGGGGCCAATGCATGTAGAACGTATTCGGCTCATCGGGGGTGCCAGCGTCCTTAATGTGGTAGAGTTGGACAACGGCAAAGTCCCCGGCGTTTAAATCCTCTTCGTTCTGGCGCTCCCGCCCCATCCAGGCGAACCTGAGCTGAGGGTGAAGCCGGAAGAGCTGCTTGCAAACTGTGCTTGGAACGTACATCTAGTTACCTCCTAGTAACTCCTCCTATAGTAGTAGGGCCCCGTACTAGCGACCCTACTACCATCTAGGAGGCCTTAGCGGTCCAACAACCGCCAAGCTTAAGAAACGTTACTCAAGCCACCAGAGGCCTGCGAGAACCAGATCATGTAAACATGACCGGTCGCGGCGGCCTCGGCATCAATCTTCACCTGAGTCGCTGCCGAGGTGGGAGCCTGACTCGACATCGAGGTAGCAGCCGGGTCTGCGCTGACGTTGGTGATAAGCACCATGTCCGGGGCTCGGTCCTCACCATGCAAAGCCTCTTCCGCGTCCGTACCATCTGCCACGACAACAAACTTCTTCACCAGAAAAGGCCACGAGGCCTCAACCAGAGCCTTTGCATCCGCCTTCAATGCCCCATTCCAATAAAATGCCATAGTTGTTCTCCTTAACTCACGTCAGTAAATCCGCCAGAGGCGTGGGCAACAAAGTGGCAGAACACGTCCACCACCGCACCAGTCAAGTCGCCACCGGCAACTGTGTCAAACCTGAGGGCCATCGTACCCCCGGAAGCGCTGTCGCTCCCAGAGATATGGGCCATAAACACCGGGTCACTTGAATCCGGCTGAGTCACGACCTCGAAGCGCACCTCAGAAGGGGAGACCCCCGAGGGGCCCCCATGTGACACGTTCTCGGTCTTGGCCGCAACCAAGGTACTGCATCTGACCCGGAGCACCTGTTGAGGAGTGACTTGCTCCACAACTCCTGTAGCTGTAGTAATAGCCATTTCTCACTCCTACTGATAGCCGACTTCGAGCCGGGTCAAAGACATATCTGAGACACCGACTGCGCCGGTATTAACCAAGAACCCACAGGGAATAACAACATCCCCAGCGTCGAACGAGAACGCAACTGCGCTTGCATCCGCTGCCAGGGCTGCCAAGGCCCCAGCCACCGTAGAGGCATGAACGCCCACTTTGTACGTGACGGCCCCGGCAGCACTCACGTCAACCTCCAGGGCAACGTAGTCATCACCGGTAGGAGCGGTCGCGGCAAGTGCGGTGCTGGTGATACCAGCATTGTCGTTGTCCGTGTTCGTAGCAAGGGCACCGGCATTATCGTTGATTCCGATAACCGCAATGTCCGTATAGACGGTCAAGTTCGCGGGGGAGTCAACGTTGGCATACGCAGCTTGCTTCCGAAACCCAACCTGCTCAACGTCCTGAGTAGTCAGGGTCCCACAGTTGATAACCGCCCGCAAGAAGAACGCGGGGTCGGTACCAACGGTAAACTGGAGAGGGCCCCCAATCCCGGCAGTCAAGCCAGTCATTGGATTGAATTCAATCCCATCCCCATTGGTGTTATCCACCGGGAGTACCCAGCCATCGGCCGCCGCGGCAGGTAGCTTGGCATCATTCTGCCCTGTGTTGTTGATTGCCAGGTAGTGCCCGGGTCGGCTAAGCTGATACACATTCACCGCGTTGTCCGTAACCGCAGCAACAGCCGACGCACCCTCAAGGAGCGCCAAGTTGACGGTCTCCTGAGTAAAGTCAGCAAAGAAATGCTTTCTCTGAGTTAAAGCCATCGTTTACGCTCCTGGAGTGAAGACACTGTAGTACACAGTAATCTTACAGTTACGATTGCCCGCTGCGGCCCAGGGCGAAGCGGTCATCCGAAGTTGCAAATCGTCATTCACAATGACTTGGTTATACGCAAGGTCCGTAGCCAAGGGCTTGATTGTTGCAATACTCCCGGCCGTACCGTCATTGAAGAAGTCGTCCAAAGTGAGGGAGACCGTCACGGGGCCGGTCGCGTACTCAATCAGACAATCCCCATCCTGGTCATAATCGGTTGTCCCACCGTACTCATGGATAACCGCTCCGTGGAAGATGAGGGCATCCCCAGCGGCGCAGATACCAGCAGTGACCATGGCCGAATGGTCGACCACGACCACGGGAGATGCATCCAAAGTCTTGACCGCTGCGGCCAGGATTGTGGTACTAACCTGCCGAATCGGGGGAGCATCAGCCCATTCGGGGGCTGTAGCACCGGCGTTCATCTGCAAGTTCTGAAGCTTGGTGCCCTTCGCAAGTCGTGCCATCTTGTTGGCCGAGGACTTGTAATGAAGGTCACCCGCCGCATCCGAACCCACCTTGATGTCGCCGAGGCTAACCGGACCCCGCCCAATGCAGTAACAAGCAGCAGCTTCCGCAGCGGCCGTCACGTTACTGAACACGAAGAGGAGGTCAGCATACTGACCCTGGGGAATAATCGCATCCGTCAGGGTACCCTGAGCGCCACCTGCACCGGAGCTAACATCTAGAGTCACTCCCACTCCGCCAGCGAGGGTAATAGCCTCATCAGCATCCGAGTCATTGACGACCCGACATTCGATGAAGGAACCGACTTCCGCTGCCGCGCCCAGGGCTGTAACCAGAAGGGCCGCAGTAGAGGTGGTGTCTGTCCGGCCCGCGCCCGCACAGTCACGAACAATCAACCCACCAATAAGGTGAGCCGCCGTGTAGGTTCCCGCACCGGCGGTGGCAAGAGAAGTTGCAATACGCTCGCCGTACTTGTCCGAAAGCAGGCAGAGGCCAGCCCCCGACAAGGAGACATCACCGGTTACAGCGACCACAGCGCCAGTAGTACCGTTGCTGACGATGATGTCACCGGCAGTACCAGTGAGGTCAATGCCCTCGGCCGCGACGCCCGCAGCGCCCATCCAAATCTTGCCCGTTGTAAGGGCCGACCCGAGGCCTCCCGTGCCATTAACCCAGGCGGCCCCGGTATAGGACTTAATCACGTTGTCTGTGGTGTCGAAGAAGAAGTCGCCCTCTTCGGCAGTTGCTACGTTCACACCGCTCGCACCCTTGGCGACCAAGAATGCGGCCGTACTCGCATATCGAAGATCCATCTTGAACGGGCGAATACCCGCATTGTCAGCCAGGGCACGATCTTTGATGCCATGACCCTTTCTTGCTCCAGTTGCCATCTTTTCCTCCGTCCACCAGGATGGCGGGGCTAAAGCGGGTCACCAGTACAATCCGGCCGCTCCCGCTCTAGCCCCTAGTTTAGACTCTAGTACACGGTCGAGCGGCTGTAGGACAGGTCATCCAAGCGGCCCGAGCTGTGTCTTTCTTTGATGAAGTGCTCATAAATTTCAAGCACGGTCGCGGTGTAGACACCCGACTCGTCATTGCGCTTGAAGATTGCGCCACTTCCACCGTCACCGCTATTGCCGTCGCGCCGCCATTCAAGGGGCTTCTGGACGCCGCGGTAAATCTGGCTGAAATCTGCGAAGAACATGGTACCCATGGGGGCGTCCGCATCCGTCACGACATCAACCTTACCAAGCATGGTCTGGAAGGATTTGACTGCGAGGCCAACAACCTTGTCCTTGGGGGAGAGGCGAAGCTCGCCCTCGTACATCTCTTCAACCGAGACGGCATCCCAGAGGCTGGTCAAACAGGTAAGGCCACTGGCGGGGGACTCATTACCGCACTTCTGTTGAATACCAGCCAACACGCTGCGGAACAGCGAGGGGGTAAGCTCCCGTGCCGTCCCACTGTTGCCCATAACCAGTGAAGCATACTTGGGATAGCTGGTCACCGATACGTTCTGGAAAGTACCCGCGGTGTCATCAATCAAGCTCATCAAGCCGCTGACCGCATTGGAGCTGGTAGCGCCCTTCCACTTGAGAACATCAGTGGCAATCATGTCGGCATTGCCCGCGCCGGACAGGTCCACCTGAGCATAATCGTCTACCGCTAGTGAAGCAATAGAGCTAACCGAGGGCAGGGTCGAACGGAACACGCCGCCCGCTGTGTAGAGGTCCAACTCGGACCCTTCCCACATGCCGCGTGAGTCGTCGACTTCAACCAGGTCAGTGTCACCAACATCATAGTTGGCCTTGACGGTAGCGACATTCCCCGAGCCGTCGCGGAAGAAGTACCAGTTCTCGAACTTGAGGATGTCCCGCATGAGGCCTTCCATCTCAGAATTAACAACACCCTTCGCGCTGTTCTTGTCATTCTTGATGGCTGCCATCGCCATGTCCGTAAGCTGGATCTTGCCCTGCACCGCTCGGCGGTAGGCCTTCGGGCTTTGATAGCTTTGCTTCCCGGGGATGGAGAACTGCCCGCCGTCTTCGGCAAAGCCAATTCCGCTAGTACGGGCGACATGAAGACGCCACTCAAGGTACTGCCCGGTCCAAGGCTTGGTCTTCTTGCAAAGCAAGCGCCCCTTGGACTGTTGATTCAAGGACTCCGAAATGTCCTTCATGTAGTTCACGAAGGCTAGTCCACTGGTACTCGAAGTTACACCAACTGCCATAAGCTTCTCCTGTTAACCCAGCGGCGGGGCCCCATCGGCTTTCCAATCAAGATAGCTGCTGTAGCCCGCCTTACGAACTAGGTCCCACGCGGGGTACCCGCCCGTATTCTTCACAGCTTGCCTACTGGCCCCCACGGGGAGCTTGGTACCGCCAGCCTTCTTCTTCTTGGAGACCGTCTTCACTGCGCTCTTCTGGCGCACCTGGGACAGCATCTCTTGAGATTTCCGAAGGTAGGCAGCGGCCTGCTGCGGCGTCACGTTTCGTGCTGCTACTAAAGCCATGATTGCATCGTCGAAGACTTTGCCCTGCTCTGGATCAATTTCCTTGGGGTCTAAACCCTCAAAAATGATTGCGTTTCTCGCACTAGTTACGTTCTGAGAAAGTTGTCTAATCTGCGCCTGCGTGTTGATGTGGGAAATTTCCTCGCTGCGTTTCCGCTCTGCTTCCTTCATCTCCGCACGAAGGCTGTCCACTGCGGCCATAGCCCGTTGCTCCGCAGCCCGTTCTACTTGCAATTTGTAGTGGTCTACCTCGCTAAGATTAGCCTCTTCCTCCTCTTTTCTTCGCCCGGTCAGCATCTCGATTTGCTTGGCCAGAAGCTGATTAGATTCCATAAGCTTCTGAGTAATCTCGCTTTGCTGACTTTCCTTCTGCTGCTGTAGTTGCTGGAATTGAGTCTGAACCTGTTGTGCATATGCATTGAATTGGGCGGTCTGCTGCTCTAGCTTAGACTCCAATTCCTTACGCTTAGAGACAAGCTGCTGAATCCGCTTGTTAGCCCCCGCGGGCTTCTCCTCAGGTTGCCCTTCTTCCTCTTCCTCTTCCTCTTCCTCGGACTCTTCCTCTTCATCGGCCTTAGCAGACTCATCTTCCGAATCCGCCTCCGCCTCTGATTCAGGAGCCTCCTCTTCTGAAGGCTCATCTTCGGCCAATGCCGCTTCGATGATGTCGTCGGGGTTTTCCCCCCGAACACTCATAAGACTATCGGATGCTTCTCCCACCAAAGCGGAGAAGTCCTCGCCTGCGCTGCCGCCGTTCTCAATACCGTCCGAGGGACCTGCGTTGGAATCTGCCATCTCAACCTCCTGCTACGTAACGTGTAGTGACGAAAGAACCAGTGTACAAAACACTCATACGGACTAACGTCTGCCCGAACCGTGTGCTTGAGTGTGTAGTAGTACACATCAGTGTGTAAGTATACACCATGATGTATAAAAAGTCAAGTACGATACGTACTTACAGATTAGCCTTCGTGGTTCTGCTGCACCGCGGCTTGGGTCTCACCTTGCTGGTCCGCCTGAGACACCATGGCCTGGGACTCTTGCTGGATGCTCCCAGGACTGTTCGGAGTACCCCCCGGGGCAGTCATGTCAGGCCCCCCCGCGCCAGAGCCTCCTTGACCCCCTGGCGGCCCTCCAGATGCCATCGGCGTGCCCGGTATCTGACCCGACAAAGCCCACGTGGTGTAGAACACCCAGATTTGACGCACCTGGTCAACCACCTGGGGATTCGACTCTTTGAGCCTTCTACCCGGTCCGCGGAGCCATCCCAGAAGTACCTCCCCGAAGCGCTCCGGGTCATCCTCTAGCTGGGGCATCCATTGGCCCCCAGCCTGGATGAGGACGGGAATCTGGGCGGCGGCAGCTCGTTCGGTGGCTTCTAGGTCATACCCCGCCTGGCGGAGGTTAACCCGGGCCTGCCGCATGAAAGCCTTGGTATCGATTGCACCAGTTGTCACATCCGTAAACACCCCAGCATTAAGAAGCTCTAGGGCCTGGTTCAGGCGTACTGCCTTGTTATTACTCAAGCCATCCTGTTGCTCAAGCTGGACATCCCACCCCGGTTTTAGAATCAGCTCGTTGAAGTAGTACGTCTCGGGGGCGTCCACCCCGGCGACCGTAAACTTCGTGTTCTCGTCCCCAAAGGCTTGAAACAATTGCAGAATCCCACGGTGCAGCTCCTGCCACTCGTGGTGGATTCTGACCATGAAAGGGCCCATCTGCTGGTCCGCTTCAGCCTCAAGAATCGCGGAGGCCCGGCCGTTCGGGTCGGACTGGGAGATTCCCGCTTCCTGCTCGGTGACCGTGGCCTGCTGCCGTATCCCGTCAATCAGCATCATCCTTCGCTCTAGCACCTGGTTCGAAAGCGGCGGGAAAGCGAAGGGTTTTATCTCCCCAGCAATCGGGTTGTACTTAATCAACTGGTCCGATGAGCTAGTTATCTCGCTCACCGAAATACGGCTATTTATGGGGACTAAAGCCTTAGGCTTCAGCCCCAAAGCGGTGTGCTCTGCAACCTGGGTGTCAACCCGGTTAAGCTCCTGCTGCATAGACCAAGCTTGCTCGATGTAGGGCTCAAACCACAGCTCCCCTGTATTGTGGTCAAACCCTATGTGATACAGGGGAAATCTATCCAGGATGTGGAATGGGTTCGGCTCCTGCTCTGAGATCGGGAGCTGGGACTCCAAGTCAATACCGAGCTGCCGCACAACCATGTCATTCACTCGGTAAATGATTCTCCCCTGGGGGTGCCGCTGCGTGGGTTTATGCATGATAATCCATAGCATGGCATGATTGTTCAGGGCCGAGGACTCCGCCTCCCCAGCGAATGTGCCGTGGTCCCGGAAGATTGTCTCGCTTAGCAGGAGATGATCATCCTCGTGAATGTACATGCCCCGCTCGGGGAATTCCCGGCGTAGCTCCGCGACTGGAACCGGATAGCATAGGGTGACCCGCTGAGCCTTCTCTAGGCTGGTAGCCCCTGCCTCTGGGTACACGAACCGTGGGTCTATCACTTGGACGCAAGGGGCCCCGGTGAAGACCTCCTGAAGCTCGGGGACTTCCTGGTCTAGGGCGAGGGGTCCCATCTGCTGGGGCTCCGGGGGAGGTACATCCATGGGGACCATCGAGAGGTCGGGTTGAATCCCCGGCCCAAGCTGGCCAGCCACTTCCATCATCTGCTGCTGCTCGGCCTGCTGAATTGCCATCTCATAGGCCTGAGATTCCATCATACGCTGCTGTGCACACTGAGGGCAGGTGTGGTCTTCGACTCCCTCGGGGTCGACCTCGTAATCGCACGCAGGACACCACAGACGCTTCTCCCCGCCGAAGCGGTTCCACTCCAAGTACCAAAAACCATTCCCCGCCCAGGGTAGGCATTCAATGGCTTCAATGTACTTGACGTTCATGTTCTCGACGCGGCGGCAATGCTCCAGTAGTTGCTCCGCAACCTTAGCTCCGTGCTGCTCTTCAAAGTCGGCAGTGGCGGGAATCACTTCCACCGAGGGGATACTTCGTGTCATCTTGCCGATAAGGGACCGGGAGGTTGGACGAAGTATGTTGATTCTAGAACGAATTTTGTGGGTGTCCCGCTCCTCGATTCGAATGAGAGTATTAGTCTCCCGGTCCCGGGCGATATTACACTTCCCCTTCAGGAAGTCTCGGTAGAACTCCCAATCTGTACTGTACTCCTGCCGCTGGGTTTGGTCCGAAGCCCACCACTCATTTATCTCCGCGATGAGTCCCTTCTCCTGCTCGGCGGGGTCGTAGGACTCCGCGTCGGCAAAGGTCTCGACAATCGAATCTAGTTCGTGCGGGGCCGGGTCGTGATTGAATGCCATTACTTTCTGGCCTTCTTCTGATAGGCCGCTGTCATCTCCGCATGGAGGATGGCCTTCTCGTTGTACTCAGCCGTCATGGCCTCGGGGGACATCTCCTCTTCCTCTTCTTCCTCCGCGGGCTCCGGGCCCCAGGCCGACTCGTCCCACTCGGGAAGACCTTCGGTACCCTGCTCGTTGAAGTACCCCGCCGCGTCTTCTACACTGAACTCGCCCGGGCCGTCCCCGTAGTACTTCTCGCGCAACATCTCTATTCCACTACGCATTTTTAAAACTCGTATCTCGGGTCGTCGAGACTAATCTCCTGCCCGTCTTCTGTGTGTACAATCTGGGCCGCGGGGGCCCGCTTTACTTGGTCTTCTACATCCTTGAGAAGCTGCTTCTCGAAGACTTCAAGCTGTTTCATCGCCACTTCTTTCTGCACCACTGCATCAGCATACTCCTTGGATGTCCTTGAAAGTAAAGCGACATACCCCTCGGTGGCCAAGGTCACGGAGCTTTTCGTGTAAGCCTCGAAGGCCCGGATGAGTTGCCGGTACATGCCGATTACCGCGAACAAGGCAATCAGGACAAAGACTGTTCCGGTGCCAAATACCGCTAGCGATACCCCGTCCATTCCGCCTCCTCCGCGAGCTGTGCCCGCTCCTTGTCCCATTCTGTGAACACATTCTTCTGGGTGGCCATTGCCCGGTCCGCCTCTTCCAGGGCTGATGCCGGGTCGTAGACTGCGTGCGTTATGGCCACGGACACACCAATTACCAGGGACATCACCCGGTCGTCATGGCTGCCTGACGCACCTGAGTACCGGGAGTTCCCGAACTCAGTCTTAGTCTGCTCGTATGCTACCAGCTCCCCAATCGTGGCGGAGCAGGGGCAGTCCAACCTATCATCTTTGATAACTTGCTGCAACACACCAATCATGGAGGGCTTGGTCTGGGGAGAAGTCTCAATCCCGAAGCGGGGGTCCTGCCCGAACTCAGCATACTCGCCCTTCCTTACATCCCGGAAAAGGTTCCAGTACGCCAAGTCTTTTATCAGTCGCTCTACCACGGCCCGGCCTAGTCCCCCCGTTAGCTCTACTACCAGTAACGCGGAGTTGTACCAGATTGAGAGCTTGAATACCTCGTCGCTGTACTCATGCACGGGGGTCCACTCGTGGTACTGCGCTACCAAGGAGAACGTCAGTGCCCCGTTCCTCATGCCCAGCTTCAAGACGCTTGCGCAAGACGGGTCGTTTGCTTCCCGGCTCAGGCCCGCGGCGGTATCCACCGAGACTATGTACTGGGCCCCCGGGACTGGTGCTTCCCAGACACGGTATGAAATCTCCTTGGGATCAACCTCCACCTCGGCGGGGTTAATCAGGAACTTCAAATCATGTGAGAATTCAATACCCTTCTCCCCGGTCAGCTCTTTCCCCTGAACGATGTGGAGGTATCCCCTCAGGGGGTCCTTCTCGCAGCGCTTCTTAATAGTCTCTAGGGCCCCCATCGAAAATACGGGGGAGGACGTAATAGCGGCGGGAATCCCATCAATCCTAGCGCTCCGCTCGAAGACGTTCATCCCCTGGACGCTGGTATTAATCTGCTCGTGGGTGACTATGTTCCCTTCCCACTGGGAAACATTTACCATGAAAACGTAGGGTTCCGACTTGGGGTCGTCCGGGTTTCTCCGGTTTAGTCTCGGGGGGAGGCCGGCCTTCTTGGTAATCTCCTCCTCTTCCCAGGCATTCGGGCCATGAAGGGGCGTACCGGTAAGGCAGATGTCCCCGCTCTGGTCCGCGACTCGCATCTTCAGGGCAGAGAGGAATTCCTTAGGCACGTGCTCGTCGATTAGTCCCCTACCTACCGAGAAAGATTCGATAACTCCTACCCCTTTCTCGGAGGTACATAGTGCAATCGTTGGCTTCTTGTGGTGGCCCGGGCACATCCCCGGCTCACGGTCCCGGGCACACTCGGCACAGCGGAGAGTGATGATATGGTCCTTCCGGTCGTAGCGGTAGAACCACTTCCCGTTCTCGGGGAACATGGGACTCAAGGGGTTCTTCCCCTCAATGCCGTCCTCCCCGATAATCATCTTCTTGTCGAAGGTTCTCGCCACGTAGTCCGCGAAGGGTAACCCCGCGATAATTAAGGCCGATCGCTGCCACTTGGGCTGGGGCTTGAAGGGGTCTTCCCCCGTCACGCAGAAGTAAATCTCGGCGTACCCGCTCTGGGTCTTGGAAGTTCGGTTCCCCCCGCGGAAGCGGCGGATAAACGCCCGTGATTCATGGAATAACCTGGCCTTAGGATTGGCAGGAACATAGGCCATCATGGGGTCGGCGGCCCGCAGGTCCTCATACCCATCCATCAACCTGCGCCAAGTCTGGGCCCATTCAAGAAGCCACTCGGGTTGGAACTTGCGGGGTATCTGGGTCGCGGCATATGCAGCATCGCTCAAGTACCGAGAAGGATTGGCAGTAATGCCTTCTGGCCTGGGGGCTGACCCCGCCAGGGTGAAGACCTCATCCGCGAGCCGTAGTGCTATCGAGTATTCCATAATGGCCAATATATTAGTCGTACGCCCGCTTTAATGCTAGTTTACTGTCCATTACGCGACGCCCAACATAACCACCGTGCAGATGCAAGGGGCTGCGTTGGCTTGGATTGTGATTGCCGTGGCCGACCCGATATTAGTCGTGAGGAAGACCCCGCCGGGTTCCACGACTTGGGACAAGACCCCCGCGCCCGTCGAGCCCGTGTAGCTCACGGTCACATAGTTCGTAGCGTTGTGGTTTTGAATAAGCAGGGAACTAATCGTAGTCCACCCCCCAAGGGCGAGCAGAGTCGTGGCCGCTGCGAAGGGGATACTTCGCTTGCCGGACATCCATGCCGTCGCGGTGGTAGCGGTCTCGCTAAGAACCTTAGTATCCACAACCGGGTCCGAGTAGTCCGAGTTATCACTTGCCAGAATCCGAACCGAAGCCTTTGAATAGTAAGCCATTATACGCCTCCTCTTATCTTTCTAAGAATTCCCCTAAACGTGTTCTTTAGCCTACCCCAGAAGGAGGCGCGGGCCAAACATACTTGATAATCCGTGAATATCTGGGAGCAGTCTATGCACTGGTAGTACCCATAATCGTGACTGCAAACTATCCGATGTCCCTCGAAATTTCCGGGAACGGTAGGCCACCAGATATCCCTCTTCATTTATTTCTCCCGAGACCTTAGTCCCAATTCCACCAATCATCTACGTACTTATAACTGTTATGACCTAACGTATCGTACCGCCCGGCGGCCAGCTCCACCCGTTCTAATGCTCTGTGTTTACGCCAGGTGAAGTGTTTCCATAAACCTTTCAGGGTATTGAACCTTCCCCCGTGTCTGGCCTTGTCGCGGAGGAAGCCCCTCTTCCCACGCCATCCCATTTACTTCTCCTCGTAACTCTTCACCACGTCCGCGAATAGTTCCCGCACGGTATCACTACCGACTTTCTTGACCAGTTTCCCCTGCGTTTTCCCGACGTGGAGCCCGCACGCTCTCATTTCCATTTCGATGAAGCGGATAGAATCCTTGCGGGGCTCGATTAGTCCCAGCCTTACGCCCTCTAGAAATGCTAGTATTGCCGCCTGCCTTTGCGGGGTGGAGTCACTCGGCATTAGCCTCACATCCTGTGCGACCCATCCCCGCTCTTTGAGTAGTAAAGCCTCGCCGGGACTAATGCATCCGTCATGCGGCAGGAGGCGGGGGTCCTCGCTAGGATTCTCGGGCCATTGTTCTACGTTGATCATTTAGAAGTACTACCCCTTTTATCTAAACTAAAACCTTTTACCTAAGGTAGTATACCAATAATTACTACACTAATCAAGCCCTTTACTACCCACGCCAGCTTTAATGCCACGGGCCAGCTTTAATAGGCTAGCCAACTTCAAGAGGCTAGCCAGTTACGAGTCGAGATGCCAGCCCTTATTTGTTAGTCCCAGCTAAGGCGTGAAGTAAAGCGCGAGCGCGGGCCCCCGGCCCGCCGCGAAGCGCGATTTATTAATAGAAATCAAGGGAACTCTTAGAGCTGATATAGAATATATAGGGCTCCCCCCTATTAAATATTTCGTTTCCCTTCGCTCTTGCTCCGCCCGCTCGGTCACTCATTCGGTGAATGAGGTAGAATAATACCATATCCCGAGAAATCCGTCAACATATTTCTTTTCCCTAATGATTAGTACTAGTTACTAGTATTAATAAATAAGACTTGCCTGCATGTAAGAAAAGTTGTAAGATGGGCCTTACGTGATTTATACATTTTTTCAGACAGAGCTAACTAGGAGGCTTCAAATGCGGGAATGTTCAAGATGCGGAAATTCTTACGACAATGATGGGTTCTATTCTTCGAAGGGGGTAGTACGTGGCGAGTGTAAATTTTGTACCCGGAAAAAGATGAAGGCTGCCTATGCTTTCAGGAAGGCCAAAGCCTCCGCCGAGACTGAGGCCCCCCGAGGGGTCAGGTCCGGGTCTATAGCTGGGATCAAGGCCAGCCCTAGGTCCGTTGACTGCCCCTCTTGCGGGGCAAAGGCCGGGGAACTATGCTGGTTCACCAAGGCTCAGGACTCGGAAGGAAAGTGGATTAAGCTTACCACCTACACGACCAGGGGCCGGAAGTACTGCCCGGGGCGGTGGACTCAAGCCTATGTGAACGTCGCCTTCGAGGGGCAGGTCTCACCCATAATCAAGGACCTGGAGCGGCGGGTTGAGGCCCAGGCCCGACAGATTGCTCGCCTAGAAGAGACACTTATTTCCTTATAGTTTCCCGGCGGCGCGGGCTTTACTACCGGTAATCATTACTGCATTTGTGGTAATTACTACTCCCTTCCTTTTCATCGCACTTTCGTGCCCCTTCTCTCCTACCTTTCCCCACTTTTCCCTACATCACTAGTCAGAAAATCCCCCAAAAATTCCTAATTTCGAGCGACAATTGAGCCTGCTCCCCCACGCCATTGAGGTCTCCATGACGAGGGAATAGGTACCCCGGGGTATGGAAAGGTAAGATAAGGGGGGGGAGGGGGAGTCCGCCGCGCCTAGGTAAGGCCGTTCCCGCCCGGACCAGTCTTACCTGGGAGGCCGCGCCATTTCCGGCCGCTCCCAAACCGGCATATTTTGCGCCCCCTCGGCATCCCCTCGGCAAGTCGGAGAGACGACTAGTCGGTCACCCTCCCACCTAGATGAGACCACGCCTAAATTACGCCCGAAAATTTCTCAATGATTTCAAGGTGCGTAAAATTATACGCAGTAGTGCGAAGCGTAGTACGCACCATAAGCGCCTGGAATTGCACGAGATTTCCGAGGTGCGTAAAATGATGCCCACGGGGGCGCGTAAACTTATTCGCACTTCAGGAAGCGGGCTCCGCCGAAAATCAGCTAGTTACGGGCCCGAAATGCTGGCACGCAGTGTGCAATGCAAGTGGATATGCAAAACACAAACACAACTAAAGGGCTGAAAATGACACGTACAGAAAACGTCTGGCAAGACGTGAATCATGGTGGCTGGATTGCGGAAATCCAAGACATTGATTACAAGTGGTTTCTCATAGGTGTGTTTGGGACACGCGAAGCGGCTCTTGATGCCGTGCGGAAAACCCGATAAAGGAAAGGCAGAACCCATGATTATTTCCGAGACTACTATCAAGGCAGAGCTTAAGACAGCTAAGGCACAAATCAGGATGGCGAACAAGGGTCTCTGTGAGGTCGTCTTTAAAGACTGGGCACTTATCACGGCGGGACTGGGGGGTTATCCGGTCCTGACGGTGAACTACACCGTCGTGCACAACGGCCGTTGTGTTGAGCATACACACAACGTCGTGTTGACGAGGAGAGCATGACGATGATGTACCTTCTGGGCGTGGTTTTGGTTGTCATTGCGTTACTTTGCTCTATCCCGGCAATCGTAAAGGTCGCTGTGGCGGAGATTTTAAAGGACGAAGAGTCCAGAAAAGGCGGGCGGAAATGAGCTTACTTTCAACGTTAATCATGGGACTTGGGCCGTCGCTGATAGTCGGCGGGCTCGGCTGGCTTACCCTCGCACTGGGAGATTGGCTGTAGATTGGTAGGCTCAACTCTGCTCCCTTCCCACGAGGGGAGTAGACTTGAACGAACCAACACGGAAGGAAAGGGAAAGCACATGGAAATCAACGTCACAAAGTATGTAGATGAGTATGACTGTGCCGAGTTTTCGGCCACCATTGCGGAAACGGGCCAGCAGAACATCGGGCGTATTACGTGGAAAAATGCTCTGCAACATGTGGCCGTTGAAGGGCTGGTTACTCCCGAGCAACAAGGTGAGCTTAGAAGTTGGCTAGCCGAGTTCGGGGCATGGTCGCGGGAGGAAATTGGGGATATGAACGATACAGAGACAAACGCCTTGCTGTTGCAATTCATCGCGGGGGATATCCGCCAGCTAGAACGGTACGACTCTCCGCAAGCGTTCTATAAGGCACAAGAGGAAGGGACGTGTTCCGGTTACCTATACGAGAACGAGGGCACGTGGTGGTTTAGTATTGCTTGATAGTCTGCACTGATGGCCATCGTAAGGTGGCTATCACTGGATACTACCAACGAAAGGGAAAACAAATGGCACCTAGGAATGTTCGGAATTTTTGGCTCGAAATCCAGATTGATGGTCGTAAGACACGCATTGCGTGTGGGCCGCAAAAGAAGGACGGAGGCTTTAGCATATGTATTTTGCAAAGGGATAAGGGCCAGATAGCCACGGGGGCCTATGTGGAAGGCCGCGCGGGGCCTGATGGCGACCTAGTTCTAGCCGCTGATGGCAAGGATTGCGGGTTTGTGAAGCTTCGTGAAACCAAGCGTTGAAAGGGGTTTGACATGACTCGGGTTAATAGGTGGGGTTGGTCAATTAATCATTGGCGTCGCCCGGGTAGGAAGACTCTGCGGGATTGCGCGGGCTGTGGCCACCATACCTCAGTGCACAGATATGTCGTGGATGATATGCAGAAGGGCAATCCCCCAAGGAACTGTGGCATACCCGGATGTGGTTGTCAGCAATACTACAATAAGACGAATTGTACGCTTGATTGGATACGAAAGCAGAAAGGGGTTTGATATGGAAAGCACAATTTATAGGGTTTATGTGGGTTTGACGGACAGAGACGGAGCGGAAATCGCGCGGGATACCGCTGTGGGGCACGTGCTCAAAGCAATGAGCGAGGTTGGCCTAGCGGGGGCAACCATCTTCGATGCCGTGGGTGTTTGGGAAGGCAAAAGTGAGGCTTCCTTGGTTGTGGAATTCATAAGCTTTGGTCATGCCAATGCCCGAAGCGTAGCGGTTAGGCTGAAGTCTGTCCTAAACCAAAACGCGGTACTTGTTGTGACGATTGGACTAGGAGCGGTGCAGACCCTGCTAGTCGATTAGGTTCCGCCTAGGCCATAAAAAGCCTAGGCAACATGGGCTCTATGCCATACGCTTGCACGTAGCAGAGTCCGCCAGCGCAATTAAGCGCTGCAAGTATGGCGAAAGGTGTGTTATGAATACTAAGACGAACGAAACCGTAGTAGCATGGCAAGGTAACCGTGAGGTGTACTGTGCTAAGTGTGGGCATCCGACGAGCGGGGCTAAAGGAGTCAAGGGGCCCCTAGTCGCGGCACGAAAGGAGGATTTTACGGGGCGTACGGTGCACTGCGACCTATGTGGGGATACGATTTGTGGGAAGGGGATTAACCCTCCAAGCGAGGTTGATTACTACGGAAGGGCGAACGGCTGGTCTTATACGGTATGATGAGTAGTAAGGGCCCGTCCGTGTCCCCCTCTCCTAGGGGGACATCACGGACCTTTAATACACACCTAACAGAAAGGGAAAGACCATGGATTGTGATTTTGATACACGAATTGATGAGCTTGAAGAAGAATTGAACGGACTGTTTAGCGAAGCGGAAATTTGCATGTTATGCAAGGACTATAAGGGATGTGAAATTTACACAAACCAAGCCCACGACCTTATCAAACTTCTTGACGCCCTAAGGGCGGGGGAGGAGCCATGAGGGAGTTGCCTCAAAAACTTCAAGCGGTTTTGTGCCACCTCAATCTACACGACTGGGATTGCTCACATTGTCAGAAGTATTGGTGTTGGGCGTGCTGCCGCTGGGTATCGTGGGACGAGGGGTCAGACGACCTTACGGACCTTTGTGGTGATTGCTGGGCTAAGGCAAGGGGGTATGAGTCATGAACGGTTTAAAGTGGAGTGGCCCGACAGATGAGGAGCTGGTCGAAAGCGCCTGTTTCCTGGCACATAAGGCGGGGGAAATGTACGCCCGCGCCCAGCATTACCGCCGGGTAGAGCACGCCTTTCACCAGGACATCCAATCCCGCGCTAAGCTCACCATGAGAAAGGCGGTAAAGCTAGCATGCCTGGCTTCGTGGCCGCGAGCAACCTTATGGGATATTGGTGTGGCCTTTAGAGATGGTAAAGAATTTGGGGCTTGGAGGCCCGGGAGGTATTGATTATGGCAAAGTCATTAAAAGACACGGGGCGCGAAATCCTTCGTGAGAGGAAACGAAACCTTAAGAATGACGCCACATTGCACGGCGTTAGGCCTAAGAAGGGGCTATGGCTTGTAAGCCCTGGGCGCGGCATGGTCTATGGTCAGATAGCGCGGGTGAAGATAGACGGGACCATAGTCTGGACCCCCGCCGATGGCCATCCCATGACCCGTGTAGAGACTCGCCCCCATTCCCTAATCAATGGGGACTACGCCTATGTCCCATATGCGCGAAAGGAAGTGAGGAAGTAATGAGATGCCGTAACAAGTATCAGCACACAGGCGGGTATTGTGGGTCTTATGCCGTAAATAATGACCCAGAGTTTGTCCTATGCGACGTGTGCTACGCGTATAAATCTGGGGCTGAGGCTATGCGAGAAGCGGCCGCTAAGTTGTGCGAGTGCACACGTTGTAGGCAATGGACGCCCGAGGAATGTGCATCGCAAATCAGAAAAATCGAAACGGAGGCCCTATGACACGAAAAGAAAAACGGATGGTAAAGGCAATTGATGAGTGCATACGTATCCACTCGGCTAAGAGCCCAGACGTATTAATCAGGTTTGGTCCTACGAACACCTGCCCCTTGTGCATTGCTGCGGGAAATCCCACGGGGTGGAATTGGGGCTGTGGGGATTGTGCTCTTAGGGTTGGTTTGGACTATCCATCCCCTTCGTGGGTGTCGCCCTGCGTACATGCTACATGGGAAGGCATAGAGACCAATGAAGAGGGCGTGATTTATCTCTGTTTCGTGCGAGCCATCATATCCAGTGGGGGGCTATGACGTGAAAGCTTTAGCTTGTGTGCTACTTGTGTGCTGTTCATGTGCGCCCGCACTGCGAACGGTCCGTCTATGCTCGCGTCCCCAACTAGTAGTAGTCGCGGGGGACACGGGGGAGCAGGTAATCCAAGCTACTAAGGAGGGTATTGAATACTGGAATGACGGACGTTCCGCGTCCGTGCTAGTCTATGGGGGGGTAGTCCCCGAGTGGACATCCGAGACTACCCCCCTTGCCAACTACATCACGATTCGTGTGCTACCTCGGAGTCATGCCAGAACTAGTACGGTCGGGGGAACGGCCCAATCAATCCACCGCGACGGGTGCATATCTGGTACACGTATTACAATCTATGTGCAGAATCTGGCTTGTGCTAGACAGCTAGGGGCTACCCTGCGTCATGAGCTGGGGCACGCCCTGGGCTTGAGCCACGAATGGATTGGAATCATGACTCCCCGCCTCCCTTATTGTACAAAAGAAGAGACGGGCAAAAAGAAACCTTGACTAGTAGGGACCGAGTATGTTAACTATCATGACGAAAGGTAGGTACTAATGGGACGAGACCAAGAGCACCCCGACAATGCGATCGTCGATGCACTGATGCCGGCCATGAGGATGACCAGACTTTGCGATCAAGTCAGGCAAGAACGCGACGAGGCGAGGGAGCTTTGCGCGGTGCAACTGGTCGCATTGAAAAAAGCGGTTACGGAGCGCGACGAGCTTCAAGTGAGGTTGCGGTTCATCGGGCAGGTGATCATCGACGAGATTGGCGCACCTGGTCCAGAAACTGCCGAGGTGACGGCGTGCCGCGCGGTGGCGCTCATCTGCAAGCTCAAAGCCGAGCACGTGGATGCGGTTACGGCGCTCGCTATCGCGGCGGCTGAACGAGACGAGCTTCGGGCCCAGGTGGAGCGGTTGAACACGGGGGACCTGTGATGACGACATTGGTGGTAGATACGATGGTGACTGGAGTGGTGCGAAAGCTGATGGCTGAGCGCGACGAGGCCCGCAATGAGGTGGAGCGTCTGCGTGTGCTGACACGCGATGGCCGTCGATGCGACGCTTGCATTGAGAGTGTTGACAGCGTTCGTGAGCGCGACGAGCTGCGCGATGAGCTGGCAGACGCAAACGTGGTAATCGCGCGACTCGAACTGATGCGCGACAAACTGCTCTGCGACAGGGTAGGGCTGCAGTTGGAGGCGGAACGGCTGAGGTCTGCAATGCGTCTTGCCTACACTGCTCTTGACGATGCGCCCGAGCTTACTCTTCAATCGATCCAGTTGCTGTTTTCCGAAGGCAACCATGCGCAACTGTGTGAATTGAACGATGCGGCCGACTCAGCGCATATCATCTTGGGTGACGCTTTGGACGAATGCCAGGATGATGCTGAGGCGCGGAAGTGCTGGGAAACAAATGAGCGATAGACGCTACTATCATGCACACCCTAAAAAACGGGACGAGCTGCGTGACCCTGGCGTAAACAGCTCGCGCCATCGGTGGTGGCACTTTCCATGGTGTGCGGATGGCCCGTTTGTCGTGTTCACCTCGCCGCTTACTCATACGGAGGGCTCGGAACGACGGTGTGCGATGTGTGACTCCGTTGTGTCCCGGTGGTCGGTGCGTTCGTCGTAGTCACATTGATGGCGGTGTTGAGATTGTGGAGCCAAAGAAATGAAACTGATTTACGTAGCGGGCCCGTTTCGGGCAAAGGACCGGTGGCAGCAAGCGAAGCAGATTCGCCACGTCGAAGATGTTGGTTTCCTGCTTGCGGAACTCGGCGCAGTGCCAGTCATGCCGCACACCATGTTTGGCAATTGGGATGGGACGTTGAATGATCGGTTTTGGCTGGACGCGACGCTTGACCTGCTGCGCCGGTGTGATGGTGCTGTGTTCGTCGACGGGTGGGAGAAGTCGGAAGGCTGCCGTGGTGAGATGACGGAGGCCCAGAGGTGTATGCCGCACATTTGGTTCGAGGAATCAGCGAGACAGGCTGGGTTAATTGGTGGCTGCGCGTTGCGGCGATTCATCACTGGCGACGCGAATGGCTAGCCTCAAATTCAGGTATTTTATGGCTCTTAACACGGAGGAACGCATGAAACTAGACGCGGCATCATGTTTGAAGCAAGCAAAAGAGCAGCAATTACTGCGGATTGAGAAGCAGATTTGTAATACAGTGGCAGAGGGGCGTACCGCAATCGTAGCTTGCGAATTGTTTTCCGAGACGTTGGCCGAACTTTCGGAGGCCGGGTTTGACCTTGCCCCCAGGTCTGACGGAAGTTGGGCCATATCCTGGAAGGAAGGTATTCAATGAGCAAGGAGATAGACGCTTCATTAATTGTGAGCCTAATCCAGGAGCGCGACAAACTGCGAGCAGAGGTTGAGCGGTTGCGGATCGCATCTACCGAATCAGCCGTAGCAATGCGGGAGGCCGCCGTGACCAAGGTTCAGAAGCAAGGCGGGCTATGCATGGAACCGGGTGACTGTATCGCCCTCCAGGAAGCAATCCGCGCCATCAACATTCAATGAGTACTTACACAAAGGAGAACGAACTATGAGAAAGTCTTTCTATCCGGGGCCCGAGATTACTGCACGAGCGTTGTTCTATCAAGCGGGGGTCATGTCCGCTCACGGCCACAAGGGCCAGGCGCACGTCCTTCTTAATAGGGGCCTGAAGCGGGGCACCTCGGAGGATAGCTACTACTTCGAGCGTGGTTACTGCCAAGGCCTGAAGATGCTGGCATTGAAGGAGAAGGCATGAGTGTTGAAGATGAGATTGCCGACCTCATACGACGGGAGGCACAAATCTTGGAGGTTAGTGGTAAGCGGAGCCTGCCCCTTCTCCTCTCGAATGAGATAGAGGAGCTGGGCTACATTGAAATGCAAGTGTACCGCCTCCGGAGAACGGGGGAGAAAAAGGATACGAGGGAATGAGATGGCTCAAGATGTTGTGGGTACTACCGGTTGCGGTGCCAATCTGGCTTTGCTATTTGCTCCCGTTCTGGGGCCTAGGGCTCATCTCCGTGATTTATGCCTGCGGGGGTGTGGTGCACTTCAGGATGGTACCAAAGTACTCATGGTGGGTGAGACTATGGGATGGCTGGGCGGGTCATGCAATGCCATTCGCAATCGTGACGGCGCCAGCCCCCATGCTAGCCACCGTACGGCACGAGTTCCGGCACATCGAGCAATGGCTGGTACTTGGGTTCCTATTCCCGGTTGTCTACTTGGTGCTACTAGGCATTTATGGGTATAGGAATCACCCACTCGAACGGGATGCAAGAGCACACGAGAGGAAGCGGGGCTAAGGCAATGGCAGACCAGGTAAAGAAGTGGCAGTGCCAGCTAGATGGACTGCTTAAAGCACAGGAGTCATACCAGGTAGACATCCTGGCCGCCCGCATATCGCTCGCGGTAGCCAGGCTGTATGGGGTTGTACTCAAGGAAAGCGGGACCTATGACCACATGCCAATGCCTCGAATAGTTGAACTACTCGGGGCGTGCCTAGAAGGAGAAGACTTGCTATGACCGAGAAAAAAGCTATTCATTCCATCAAGACTGGCTTTAGGGACGCTGATACTGGTGAAGAGATTATGCCCGGATGGTACTTCTGGGATGAGAGTTGGGCGTATCGTCACGGCCCGTTCTCTACATACAAGGAGTGTGCGGACATCTTTAGATATTACTGTGAGTCGCTATGACGTTGCCTCCCTCTTCGCCTCCCGCGGGGACCTCCCCTTTAGCCAAGGCATTAGCCTCCAAATTAGTGAAGGTGCGGGAGACGCGGGGGTTAAGCCAGACTAAGGCCGCGAACCAGCTAGGCCTTAGTCTCCGGATTTACAGGCAGCTAGAGGATGCGCAGTACGTCCCCGCGGCCTGGGTTCAAGAGCGGCTTAACGGGTGGGCCACTGAGGGGAAGACTTACAGCACGAAGAGTACTATGTACCCTCAGCATAAAGACCCTTGCGAGGGTAAGGCCGTCCGGGTTATAATGCCCGTCGAGCTTGGTATGCACCTTCGCAGAACTTCAGGGGCCTTAGGCCTCACGCAGCAAGAGGTAGTAATCTTGGCCCTCGAACACTTCTTAGGCCGTGCGGATTTACTTGCAGGGTATAAGGAGGCGGTACGCCGCCTCGACAAGATTCGCGTCCTCTCCTACCTGCAAGAAGACCCCCAGTACAAGGCGTTTCTAGAAAGTGATATTGAAGTTTGTGAAACGATGGGGATTGTGGTAGAGAATCACTACGCGGAGAAAGAACCTAAGAATCAAGAACCGGAAACCATAAACATGAACGGAGGCGACAGATGGGAGGAGATATAAAGAAGCAGTGCGATACATGCCAGCATTGCTTGATAGGGTATGTCGGGAGGGGGTCGGACGGCCGTAAATGTGCAGTGGAGGCCGCGATATGCCTGGGGGAGCAACGCTTCGGATCGTTTGAGTACAACCTATGGCGGCCCAGGGAGGAGCCCGATGAGCCACAAGAGAAGGAAGGTGGTATGAGGTTTCGGTATGATGACCCAATCTCCCCCAATCACTACACGCGTCTTGACCCTGAGCCGATTCGTGTTACAATGGCCTGGGGCCTAGACCATTACAGGGCGTGCGCGTTGAAGTACATAGCTAGGGCAGAATTCCATGAGAAAGGGGCGAAGGTAAACATCGAGAAGGCCATTAGATACTTGCGGTATTACCTTGAGAACCTTGAAAACCAGGAGAAGAAAAATGACATGTGAAGTTGTTGGACGAGAAGAAGAGCAGGTGCGGGATTTCGGGTCGGAGCTGGCACAGGCCCAGCTAGCCAATGGTGAGCTTCATAAGAGGCTTGCCGAAATGCAGAAGCAGTCCACGCATCAAATCAATCGGTTGCAGCGCATGGTGGATGGGCTGATGCTGTTGAATGACGACCTTCGGGCCGCCATGGGCAACCTTCAAGCCTCTATGGACCGGCTACAACAGCAGGCACAGGAAGGCGCAGGTTGCGTAGAGAAGTGCCACAAGCAAGGCACCTGTAGCTGCCAATGATAAGGAAGGATATGTGCTCGGGCCCATGCCAGGGAATACAAAGCTCGGGTCAGATTGAGAAAGCGGATTATACGTGTGGGGAAGGGATTGCTGGAAGCCGTAAGTTTTTGTGCATAGTGCCACATGCTATGCAGCGGTATGAACCGATTGGTAGGGTGCCCTGTTTATGGAAGAATTTCGCTCCACAGGCAGAGCACCCTACCAGGAAACCGAGAGTTATCTTTATCTCAGGACCCATCTGGTCTAAGTATACCAGAAAACAGGGGAAAAAGCGAGGTCTAAATGAGTAATCCCATGAACCCGGATGAACAGAGATACCGAGACCACATCCTTCGATTGGAGCTGGACCTCGAAGACCTTCTTAACCAGGTCCACGAGGAGGCCTATGAGCAGGGGTACAGCAAAGGGTATAATGACGGGGAGATAATGCTGTCATACTGCTGTAATGTGCCAGAACGGGAGTAGCTAAATGGTGAAGCGCGGGGACCTACCTCTTACAAAGCTGCCTCAAGGTTGGGGGACTGATGACCAGCCCTGGCCCCCGCGGCAGTTGTTGGACTGGATTGGTTGGGCGAACGCCCAAACTGACCCGCCCTGGATTATCCCCGGGATTATCCCATTCGATGCGGCAGTACTGGTCAGCGGCCGCGCCAAGAAAGCTAAGAAGACCTGGTTTGCATTCGAGATTGCTTTGTCCATTGCTAGTGGCAAGTCAATAGTACCAGCTTTAATGCCCACCTGCGCGGTGCCTGTCCTGGTCCTGGAGTTGGAGGGGCCAGCCAAGCTTACCGCGAATCGGTGGGAGATGCTGCTCAAACCATTTGCGAATACCCAATTTAGGTGCCCCATTTATTATGCCCACCGGCTTAATTTCCTACTAGACGACGTGAGCCACATGGAGGAGGTTACAAAGTTCGTTCAGGAGGCCGGTATCAAATTCATGATTATCGATACCCTTGCACAGAGTAATCGGGCGGACGAGAATTCGGTCCAGCAGATTGGCGAGGTAATGCGGCGAATCAAGGACCTCCGCGCCGCGATGAAGGGTGGCACCGTTGCTTACCTTCACCACTTGCGGAAGCCCTCCGAGATTAAGGGAGGAATCAAGCCCGACATCGACACGGAGATTCGAGGGACCTCGGCATTATCGGGGTTTTACGATGTTCATCTTTGCATACGTGAGCCGGATGATGAGCACTCAGACTACTTGGACCTGACTGTCCGGCAGTCGGATGCCATGGAAAAGTTCTTCAAGCTCTACTGGACCATAGACTCCGAGTGTGATATGAAGGCTACGCTGCGTATGGAGGAGGAGTCCCCCGACATGGTGGACGAAGAGTTCGCGAATGAGAAGCTGGGACTGCTCATGGACGATGCACAGTACTCAGTCCGCGACCTTGCCGCGACCTGGGGTACGAGCCAGGATGTGGCGGTCGTGGCTCGGGACTTACTACTCGCATCTGGGGGCTTACTTAGGGCAGGCAAGAACAAGGTGAAGAGGAGCTAGAACATGAGGACCAGGTGGGTATGCCAAAAATGTCGGGCGGTGCTTGAGAGCAAGCATGTGCATGACTTTCAGCAATGTGCATGTGGGGAGTTTGTTGACGGAGGCACGCACTACATTAGGCGCACGATGGGCGTCACGCTTGTGAATGATGATTACCCGGAAGATGATGCTAACTGGCCGCTCGGCCTATTCGAGGAGGATGAGCATGAGTGATATGGACATGCAGAAGTTGAATGAGATTGGTACTCAGATTGCCCGCGAGCTGGAGGACGTCCTTGAAGAGAAGATAGTGGAGAGGGGTGGTTCTGGGGCGAATGGGATGCTTGTAGGAATGATAGCCGCCAGGGTCCTGTACGGCGCGTGGCAAAACGTGTTCGATATGGTGGCCCTTTCCGGCGTGGAGGTAAGTTATGGTAAAGAGGATTCAAAGGGGGCCGACAAGCCCGACCTCGGGGGACCGTGGAGTAAAGACCCTGGTACTACAGGAAACTAAGGATTGGTGGATTGTAATGGCCAAATTTGCCTTTCATGACAAGCTGAAGAACTTCATCAAGCAGTTCCCGGGGTGCAACTGGGTCCCCGACGTGAAGGGGTGGACAGTACCCATGGAGCTGGCCCACAGGGTTAGAGACAAGGCGGAAGAGCTGGGGTTCGAAGTGGAATGGAGAACGGAATGAACAGAGACGAAGTGAACAACCTGATAGAGAAGGTCATGCAACGCCGCGGGGGTGGGCTCATAGTCAATCCCGGGGACTGTTGGGTAAACGAGATAGTTAGGCGGGGGCCCTACACGGTGGCTATGGTGGATTACCTCGGACTGAACCAGGTACTCGTGGGGGTTGCCAAGTGCTCTTCTGAGGATGGGTGGAACGAGAAGGTCGGGGAGAGCATCGCGGTATGTAGGGCCATAGAGCACTTGATTGAGGTACTGAACGAGGCGGATAGGAAGCATCGCCAGGACGCTTGGGACGCCTGGAGGGCCGAAACCACCTTCACCCTTGACGACCCAAAATTTGTCGTCTTGAACCCCCCATGGTAGGCTTTACTTCCAGGGACGCGGTAACCCGCTTTCATGCCGATAAGGTCCATGAGGCCCGCGGGGGACGCTGGCTTCTAACCTCTAGCACGGGAATTGGTAAGACCGGCCAGGCTCTTACCGCCTTAAGGGAGAAGAAGTCCCCCCGCATCCTAGTCGTTACGCCCGCGATAGTGCGGAATCACTGGCGGAAGGAGTTCAACAAGTGGTGGCCCGAGCGCCCCGCCGCGGGGAGTATCTTTGCCGGGTCTAATCGAAAGCAACTAACCAAGAAGAAGCGTGCACTACTGGAGGCGGCACATGGAAATGATACCCAAATCGTTAGCTGGAATCTGGTGGGGGACGTATGTCAAGATAGATGGGACGCAATTGTGCTCGATGAAATTCATCGGGGACGGAATCCTTCCACCAAGAACAGTATCGCAGCTTCGGGACTTATCGCATCCAATCCAAGAGCTGTCGTGCTCGGGCTTACAGCTACGCCAATTGCTAATGAACCACTTGATGTGTGCTGCATTGCAGAATTGCTTTGGCCCGGCCGCTTCGGGGGGACAGACCCGAAGTATGGAATAAGCCGAAGATGCAAGCAGCGCTACGCCCAGGAGATTCCCAGCGAGTACGCCCTGAGCGGGGTTCACTACTCGGGTGCAAACCCGCTCTACATGGATGAGCTGCGGGAGCGTATGGGCCATATGATGAGCAGGACCACCCGCCAGGAGGTGGCCCATTTACTACCGGCATTTGATGTGGTTCACTTGAGCGTGGATGTGGACAATACGGACGGGATGGAGATGTCCACCCCTCCCAAGGAGCTATGCGGGGCACTGGGCCGCGCCGGGTTTGCCAAGCTGCCCTCCGCTACTGAGTGGGTGGCAGACACATTAGTCGAGGGAAGTAGGCTGGCCATACTCACATTTCATAGGGAGCTGGCCTACCAGGTGGGGGCTAAGTTTGCCAGCACAATTCCCACATTTGTCATCACGGGGGACCTGAGCCCGGACCAGCGCAACGACCTCCTGGCTAAGGCCGCCGCGGAGCCACGGTCAATCACGGTCGCGACCATGGATTCCATCGGAATAGGTATTGACATGACGTATTGCCCTCATGTACTGTGCTTAGAGCTGACGGACAAGCCGGAGGTCCTTATGCAGGCGTTTGGGCGGTTCAATCGTTTTAGTTCAACAGAGGCAGGCCGACTAACTATCATGTCGGTGAAAGGGACAATAGATGAAGTGGTCGTCGATCGTACAGTTACTAAGCTTGGTGCTATTGACATGGCTATTGGTGGTGATGCTGTTGATAATGCTATATCCAGTGCACTAGGAGGCGAAGCGGAGTTTCTTGATTCAATCATGCAAGCAGCAGAAAGCTGGGTGAGCGATGAATTCTAAAGAGCAGAAGAATACTAGGGGCAAGAAGAAGGGGCCTGCACAGACCCCTCGATTAGTGGACAACAACCACAGGACTTTGTTCCAGCACACCTATAGAGCGATATTCTCAATGGACCCCTGCCTTATGCAGGACCCAAGTTGTAAGGACTGCCATGGGACTGGAAGCCCGGGTACGCTCATTACCAAGGGCGGCGTCCGATGTCCGATGGTTTGTGCCTGCGTAGTTAAGTCTGGGTGGGAGGCATCAAGATGAGCACTAGCAAACCAATCGGAGAGATGTCCCCCTGGGAGTTCTATAAACTAACCTGTGACCACATCACGGCCATGTTCAAGCTCCCCTCCCTGGGGATTAAGGGCCTAGCCGAGGTGGGGGATAGGTGTCGTGAGCCCGCATACTCGGAGGGGGTGCGGGATGCGCTGGAAATTCTGGACGCCTTCATCGTCAAGGGGCTAACCGCCTCGCAGGATGAGGCCTACCAGAGATGGCTTGCATTAAAGCAAGGCCACGACATGATGGCCAGTGCTCAACTTGAAGACAAGGAGCGGAACTAAGATGACCGATGAACCAACCCAAGTAATCTCAATCAACTTTGAAAGTGGAGGCTCGGGTAAGGGTGTGTCTTGGCATATGGATGCTGCCTCTTGTCCTCTCCGGAGAGCCCTGCGGGACCTTGCTAGAAAGCGGGCGGAGGCTAATGGCCTACCTCAAGAGCACAACTGGGGCGGGATGGAGAAGGCAGACCGCGGAAGTATTTTTCATAAGCTGGTAGAGCTGTACCATACTGGCTGGCTCCGCCCCGAGCAGGCCCTGGAGATTCCCTGCCCCGATGCTAAGTCCGCCTTTGATGAGGGGATTCGTTTCTTCACGGGGTACCGAGACAACTTCCCGCAGGACTTTTGGGGTAAGGTCCTAGGGGCGGAAGTGAAGCTCCCCAGGGACCAGGACCTGAAGGCCCTAGAGATTCCGGATGCCCTCATTGAGGCTCCCCCCTACATCCTGCCCGTGACGATTGACCTGATTATCGAGGTGACTAATGAGGACGTGGCCCGCATCGTTAAGACCCTTCCCGTCCTTGAAGGCATGGAAGCGGGGGTCTACCTCGTGGACTGGAAGACTAAGGACCAGAAGCCATACAACCTCCTCAACGCATACGGGGGCAAAGTGCAAGGCCTCACTTACCAGGCGGTCTACAACTTCTGCAACCCCGACGCCCCGTGTAAGGGCATGATTTATATGGGAATTGTGGGGCATAAGCCCATGCGCCTCCGGGACGAAGGACAGCGCAAGCCCAAATCCTTCTGGCCCCTTCTGCAACATTCCCCCACGGATGATGACTTGCAGATGCTGGGCAGCTTCTTCCTTTCGGCGGAGGCCCTTTCGCATACCAACTTCCCGAACCTCTCATCCTGCGAGGATTTTGGGAGCTGTGTCTACTACATCGACGGCGAGCGTACATGCTTGCAGAAAGCCAAGGCCCTGGAATAATGGTCAAACCTAACTCAGAAGTTGCAGTGTCAGATGTCGCGGACCGTCTCAAAGCCTTCACTACCGTGAAGAGCAGTAGGGCAGAGGCCTTTACCGGCCACCGCTCAATTCTCATCGGGCGGCAGGGGGAGGGGAAGACCATTGCCTCCTTTTCAATCAGTGAGAAGTTTACCCTGGAGGCCAAAGTATGGACCACCCTGAGTGACCTCTTGGTACTCCAATTCGATAGCGAGGGAGTACTCTCGGCGTACGGTCACAAGCTAGAAGTACCTCACGTGGACCTGAGCACCGTCCCCGGGGGGTCTCTAGATAAGGCCATCGAAGTGGTGTTCAAGGAGGTAATCATACCCCAGGTCCAGGCCGGGACACTCAAGGCAATAACAGTGGATAGCATTTCGTCTTATGATGCTGTCATCAAAACACACCTTTCCCAGACCCTGGAGGGCCAGGACCTGTGGACTAGCCTCCTTGCGAAGCACGTTAAGTTCTTCAATCGCCTCCGCGAGCTTCCATGCCATGTGGTGGTTATTGCCCACGGCACGGCCGTGACCGCCGCTCGTACTACCAAGAACGAGGACGCGGTAGCGGAGCATGATGCCCAGCTTACGGCCGCAGGGCTTGAAGTCGGAGAGATTAAGATGGATATCACGGGGCAGGGGGCCAAGTACTACCGGCGGAACTTCAGCAACATTTGGCCCGTTAAGGCTAAGGGTCCGGGCCACAATCGTACCTACGCAATCTATCCCTACGGAACCGAGGGGTTTGAGTGGAAATGTCGCCTGAAGGGGCTTAACAAGGAGGAACCGTGCGACCTTCAAGACATAATTCGACGTGCGAAGGAAGAATAGTTCTTGACGTGACGGTTCGGAAAGTGTAGTGTCTCGGTATTGGTTAGTAGTGGAGAGAAGAAAAACCCATCTAGGAGAGTGACATGACAGCATTGACTACGGAAGAACGGAAAGCCCTGGCAGAGCAAGATGTGTCCTACGACCCCAGCATCGTAGATGACATGGACAAGTTTGAGTTGATTCGCACGGATGCGGGCATGAAGGGCCGCGTCGTAGCCGCCACTCGCGAGGTCTGCGGGACCGGCACCCGCCGCGTGGTAGCAATCGTTTCCCCTCTGGATTCGAACGACAAGACACACAAGCCCACCGTGAAGTGGTACATCTATCCTTCCCTCCGGAACGATAAGACCGGGGCCACCACGGGCCACTTCGGGATGTACTGCACCATGCGGTCCCTCGACCCCACATTTCCCCTCTTCGGACGTAAGCTCAAGAACGATGCGGGCTTCACCGACGCTGAGGGAAATGCCATCGACAAGGCCAAGTACGATGCCATCAATCGGGAAGTAAAGCTGGCCATTGCCAAGAAGAGCGTGGACCTCTGGAATGACCCCGAAGGCTTCCTGAAGGAAGAGGAAGTGTTCTTTACCGCGAAGCACAAGAAGGGGAGTAATGACAAGATTTACCCCGAGGTCAAGTTCACTTGGCTCGCAACCGAGGAGCCCGCGGACGTGGAGATTGTCTATGACAACTTCGTGACTCAGACCGCCGACGTTGAAGAGTAACGCGCCCTCCCCTCCACCCCCACCCTTCTCGGTCGGTCCAACCCCGGCCGGGGAGGGCACCCCCGGAGTACTAAATGGATAATGACGATTATGAATCCGACATCGAGTGGATTATCGAAGAGTTTCAAGTCAAGGTTGAGGAGCTTCTACAGGAGACGGACCCGGTTGAACGGGCCCACATCATCATCCTTCTTGAAGAGGGCATTCAGGCCGTGTTGGAGTCGTTATGATTACTAATGACCATGTGATTATCAGAAAGTTGAAGACTCTTGAAGGAGCTGACTTCGAAGGGCTAGCACTTGATTATGAGGTGGAGGGGTTTCTGCTTGAGTCGATAAACCTGGGGTGCAGCATCCACGTCATGCGGTGGAGACGAAACGATGTTTACGCCATGGGACACTTCACCACCTCCCCCGCGCGGAGCATCGAACCTAGTCTACTTGAAGGCCGCTGGCTGGTGACCACCGAAAATAGCCTGTACGAGGTTGAGGTGGTCCGGGATACGGAGCGGGCGGCAGACCGCGCGGCGGCATGACGCCCAATTGTAAAGACTGTCCCATCCCATGTGCGGGCTACGCTCCGGTTCAAGTACATTCTGAGTTCGTTCAAGACCCACAAGTCATCATCGTAGGGGAAGGCCCGGGGACGAATGAAGTACTCCTCGGGTCCCCCTTCGTGGGGCAGTCCGGTATCCTGCTGGACAAGTGGCTTAGACGGGGCAAGGTGGACCGCTCCTCCTGCTTTATTACCAATGCAATGCTCTGCAAGCCCAATAGGCCTATGAAGCCTAATGAGTGGGCCCAAGCTATAGAGTGCTGCAAGGGTAGATTGCAGGCGGAGATACCGAGCGGGGATGCCCCCATCATTACCCTAGGAGGTCGGGCCTTAGCTGCCCTTGATGGGCCCCGCAATGCGAGGGGTGTCGTGGTCGTAGGGGATTGGGTCGGGGAGCTACTGCACTACAAGACCCACCCACTTATGCCCACATACCACCCAGCATTCTGCCTGCGCTCCCCGGGGATGATTCCTGCCGCGGCCCACCTTTTCGAGCGGGGCCTAAAGCTAGCCAGAAAAGGCAGCTCCAGGTGGACGCCCCGCTCCTTTCGGGGGCTGAAATACTACAAGAGTGAGCACATTGTATCCACCCTCCGGGGAATCCTAGAAGATGGCCTTCCCATCGGGGTGGACGTGGAGAACAACCCCAAGACTGAGGAGCTAATCTGTGTCGGATGCGGAAATACAAAACGGGGGGCATCATTTCCCTGGCCACCCACCAAGGAGCAAATGGACCTCTACCAGCAATGTCTACTACACCTCCCATGTGTTTACCACAACGGGCAGCATGACATTATTCTACTGGAAAACAACGGACTTCGTATGGGAGAGTACTATTGGGATACCATGCTTGCGGCGAGCATCTACGGAAACCAACAACCCAAAGACTTAGGTCATGTAGCCGTACTCAGTACTGACCTCCCCCGGTGGAAGACTCACTTCCAGCACGACCACGGCTGGGGCGGAAGTCTTGAAGCCTATTGCAAGTACAATGCGGAGGATAATCAGGGCACCGCGGCGGTCCAGAAGAGTCAAGAAGGCCTACTGGCCGCGACGCACAAAGGAATGGAACTATTCCAGGGCGTCATGGACTTAGGCCAGGTCGCCATCAGGATGCGGCGGTGGGGAGTCTCCGTTGATGACCTCACCCGCCAGTGGCACGGAGTTGTGCTCACCAAGAAAATGGAGGCCGCCCGTAATGAGTTTCATTATCATGTCGGGGACAAGTACAAGTTGGGCGCGGTCGGGGCCCATGATAGCCTAAAGAAGCTCTTCTTTGATGATATGGGGCTTAACCCCCTCTGGTACAGCAAGCTTACGGGGGAGCGGAGCCTGGATGCGTACACCCTTGAGCAGTACTCCATCTGCGGGAACCCCAAGGCGGAGCTTCTTGCGGGCATAGTCCTCAAGTACCGCAAGGCCGGGAAGATTACCTCCACCTACATCGACAACCTACCCGTACAGGAGGACGGGCGGGTTCATGCAACGTGGAGGGTAGACGGCACCCTGACTGGCCGCATGAAC